GGAGGTCATCAACGACTCCAGCTCTGACGTCGCTGCGTCGATCCGCCGTCTCATGTTGGAAGGCGACTACCCTCTGCTCCAATATGACATCGTCAGCGCCAAAACAATTTTGGATGTTCTGCACTTGGAGGAAGGGGTCAAGGCCACACCTCAGCAGGTGGCCCACGTCTTGCGCGAAGAAGGTTTCCAGCAGGTCGGCCGACACACGTTTGGCACCGACAAACACTACATCTGGGTGCGTGGCGGGGTCAGTGCTGCTAGCGCTATCCAAACCGCTGTACTGAGGAGCGAAACGAACCAAAAAAATCTCTGCATGGAGCTAATCTACGGTTGACTAATTAGGCAATAACCCTATGCTCTAATAAATCGTTGACCCTAGTATTCAACTAGGGCAAAAGGAGGTGATACCACATGGCACAAAAAGTGCAAAAACCCGTCAATAAAATGGGCAAACCGTCGAGCAAACCCACCGGCAAAAAGCCGATGCCGAAAAAGGATAAGTGCTAATCTCAGCGGTGCTGATTTAGACACGGGACGGGGGACAAGTGCCCCCGTTCAAGTCTGGGTCAACCAGAACGCCACATAAACCATATCCACATAACTTATGAACAGAACTACAATCCTCGCTTTTGCTTCAGCCGCTACCGCGCTGGCTTCCGCTGCTACCGCTCTCGCTGATGAAGCAATGGGTGGTGCAACTACTGACACACCGACCGGGGCACCCGCTGGAGCCGTTACCGGCGGTGACACTACTGAAGCACCGAAGGGTGCACGCGGCGGTCGCGGAAAAGCTGCTACTGCACCAGTCGAAGAGAAGAAGCCTGCTGAAGTCGAGGGCAAGACCTACGAACAGCTCCGCGATCTTATCTCGCCACTCGTCCAGGATGGTAAAGGCGAGGAAGTGAAAAAGATCATCGCTAAGTACGGCTCCAGTCTCAAGGACATCCCTGCCGACAAGCACGCGGCCTTTGAGAAGGACATCGAAGCCCTTTCGCTCTAACAGAGGAGCGGGTTTAGACACGGGGCGGGGGACACGTTTCCCCGTCCAAGTCTGAATCAAGGAGCACAGCATTATGCTTACTAAACGTCGCGCAGCATTTCTTTGGTGGTGTCAAAACACAAACCGAGTGTTTTCTCATTATTGGGACATGCTGGATGTGCTGCGTTGGGTAGCGATGTTGTCGTATGCAAGTTTTTACAGGTAACGTTTATGACCAAAAAGCGCACCCGCAAAATCGATCTTAACCCGTCTTCCGCCGACCGGTGGACGACGTGCACAGCTAGCCCGCAGTTCATCTTTGACAACTGGGATAGGTGTGAAGATTCCGATAACGTTTTCAACCAGGAAGGTACAACAGCTCACGAGGTAGCTGCTGCGTTCCTCCAAGACCGTAAACCGGACGAAAGCGACAAAGAGAAATGCCCGGTGCCTGTGAATGCTGAGATGCGGATGCACGGCTGGGACTACTCTGAATACGTCGCTAGCCTTCGGGAGCCGGGTAGCACATTGCTAGTCGAGCACAAGTTCCCGCTCTTCTACATGGAAGGCCGCAATGCTATTGTAGATGCTGCGGTAGTTAATCAGAATAACGTGCATATTGTAGACTTTAAGTACGGGGAAGGAATCATCGTGGATGCGGTTAGGAACTTGCAACTATCGATCTACGCAATCGGGCTGATTCTTTCGCGGTTCTCTGAAACAGGTAACTTAGACGACGGTCCTAGTAGTGATTTTGCTATAACTCTTCACATCTTTCAACCCCGTGGTAGGGACTCAGCGGAACCGTTTCGCACTTGGGAAACAACATGGGGAGAGCTTTATCATACAGGCTACTTTTTAGTTCAACAAGCTCATGTGGCCCAAGGTAAGGCACCAGGAGAAGTCGAATTTGCTCCCTCAGAAAAAGCTTGTCAGTGGTGCCCCGCGAAAAAGTTCTGTGAATCCAGGTGGAGCTACTACACTAAAGACGTTGAAGCGCTTGCGGTGATTGACGAGAAGCCACTCTCGTTACCTGCTCCCAATGTGATTAGCGTTGAGCAGATTGTGGCAGTGCTAAAGCATGGCAGCAGCATTGAGAAATGGATCAAAGACGTTGAGTCGTATGCGCTATCCTTTGTAAAGAACGGAGGCACTATACCTGGTCACAAGCTAGTTCTCTCACGCGGCGGAAACCGCTTTTGGTCTGATCCTGACAAAGCAGGCAAATTGCTTTTACAGACTACCATCCTTCGAGAGGATGAGGTCTACGAGAAAAAGGTAATCGGGCCTGCCGCCGCAGAGAAGAAGCTCGGCAAGCAGAAGTTCAACGTTGCGCTCACTAACCTAATCTCTAAGGCACAAGGTACACCTGTGCTGGCCCCAGAGGATGACAAGCGCGAAGCGTATGTTATCAACGCTTCAGACGAGTTCGGCCCTATTATCGATTTAGACGAATTTTAACCTAACAACATCATGGCACCCATCATTGTAATTTACCACAACGCAGACTACGACGGCATCTTCTGTCGTGAAATCGCGAAGAAGTTTTTTGAGAACGAATACCCTGGAAAGACCGAGTACATCGGTTGGAACTACGGCGATCCAGTGCCGGAGGTTTCCCAGGACTCCACCATCTACATGCTTGATATCTCCATCCCTGAGCTGATGGATCATCCTGCTCTCAACTGGATCGACCACCACAAGAGCGCGATCGATAGATATCATCCTGCCATCCCTGGTTACCGTATCGACGGTGTTGCCGCTTGCCGCCTCACTTGGCAATACCTTTTCGGAGATGTTAGCTGGGTCAAAGTCGCCTACGAACGCCGTCGAGTTCTGGAGCCCTATGCTGTCACCCTTGCCGGGGAGTACGACATCTGGGATCACAAACCCAGCAATGGGGACGATATTGATTTCCAGTTCGCACTGGATGCATGTCCAAACTTGAATTGGGATCTCCTTTTAGAATACGGTCAAAACGGCAACATCTATGTCAGCTCGTTACTGACGGGCGGCCGCGCTGCAAAGACGTGTATCGAGAAACGAGACGCAAACGTGATACGGCATCGTAGCTTTATGCTGAAGTTTGAGGGTCTTATCTTCTTGGCTCTCTGTACGGCTCGCTGCAACAGCAATTCATTTGTGGCTCTCGATAAACCATCCAATGGACATGATGCCTTGATGGGATTCTACTTCGACGGGGAGAAGTGGAACGTTAGCATGTACCAAGCTAGTTTCCGCACAGATCTTGACCTGTCTAAGATCGCTGTAAAGCACGGCGGGGGCGGCCACCGTGGGGCTTGCGGGTTTGAGTCCGCAGAGTTCCCGTTCACTCCTAAACAGGTCGTACCTCACGACGACAAGCAGGCAACTTTCAAATTGTCTGACGTAGACTAACCAGAAACCGACAGTTAAGAAAACCACATATATGGGACAACCCGCAGACCCCGCAATCGTCAAGCTGAAGAACGTTCGGCTTTCCTTCCCTCACCTCTTCACTGCTCACGCGATGGAGGAAGGGCAAGAACCCAAGTTCTCAGCTACGTTCCTCATGGACGTAGAAGAGCACAAATCTACGATCGCTCAAATCGAGAAGCTGATTGACCGGCTTGCTCTCGACTACTGGAAGAAGAAGACCAACTTCAAATCCTGCTTGCGCGATGGTAACGACAAAGCCGATATCGAAGGCTACGGTGATGGTATCATGTTCATCTCTGCCGGCCGGAAGACCCGGCCCGCTGTTGTTGACCGTTCGGTGAGCCCAGTGACTGAAGAAGATGGCGTTGTGTATGCCGGGTGCTATGTCAATGCTACTGTACGCCTTTGGGTGCAAGATAACAAGTGGGGTAAGCGTGTGAATGCTGAGCTTCGGGCCGTCCAGTTTGTCAAAGACGGTGAGAGCTTCGGTGCCGCTCCAATCAACGCAGAGGATGAGTTTGAAGCTCTTGAGGAGAAGCTGGACGAGTTTTAATTAACCGCTGCAACACGTATGCCCCGACACCTTCATCTCGACTACGAATCTTTCTCAGAGGCCGATCTGAGGGATGTCGGGGCATACCGCTACTCCTACGATAGCTCAACAGAAATACTTGTGGCGGCAATGGCCATAGATGACGAGGAACCTATGGCATGGTGGCAAGGGATGCCTGACTCTGAGCTTGATAAGCTTGAGCGCTATTGGGATGCGCTTGAAGACCCTTCAGTGCTTGTGTATGCTCACAACGCCATGATGGAGATGGCTATGAGCCAAGCGCTGATGTTCAAGACTTGGAACATAAGGTGCCCCGACCTTTCCCGGTTCCGCTGTACGATGTCATTGGCCCGCCGGGCATGCCTACCAAACTCACTGGAAAAGCTGGCAGAGACTTTGGGGCTAAGCGCTAAGAAGGACAACCGCGGCAAAGCGCTCATCAAGAAGTTTGCGCAGATGCAGCCCGCGAAGAAGCCCACCAAGAAGAACCCGGAAGGTGTTCCTGTTCGTCGCATCTACCCCGCAGACGAGCCAGAAGCTTTCCGGGAGTTCGTAGAATACTGCCGCCAGGACGTTCGGGTAGAGCAAGAGGTTGGCCGGAAACTAGCTTACTTCGATGAGCCTATCAACAATGCCAACTATACCCTCGACGCCAAAATAAACGCTCGTGGTGTAGCAGTGAATATCCCCGCTCTCCAGCACACGCAGCGTATCATTGAAGAGGAAACGGCTATTGTGTCAGCTCGGTTCCGGGATCTGACTGGCTTCGAGATCACTCAGCGGGAGAAGGTACTCTCCTGGTGCAATGAAAGAGGCGCACGATTGCCGGATCTGCAAGCTGGAACCATTGACGATTTTCTTGGTCAGTTTGAAGACGACCCGCAAGACCCAGCGATCTACGAAGTGATAGACGCTCTCCAGATGAAGCAAGCTCTGTCCTACGCGGCCCCGAAGAAGGTCGCTGCAATGCTGGCTTGCGTTGGACCCCATGACAACCGCATCCGTGGTATGCTTAACCACCACGGGGCGAATACCGGCCGTTGGACTGCATCACTGGTGCAGTTCCAAAACATGAAGCGTTCCACCAAGACCAGCGAGGAAGCTTACAAGGAAATTTGTGAAGGTATCAGCCGGGAGATGCTAGACCTTTGCTACGGTGACCCGCTGGAGATCATTAGCCTTTGCATCCGGCATTTCGTCCAAGACTCACGCCCGATCAACGATGCAGACTATGCAGCTATCGAGGCCCGTATCGTGGCATGGCTGGCGGGGGAAGAGGACGCATTACGGCAGTACCGCGCCTACGATGCCGCTAAAACGCCGGAAGAGAAGCACGCGCTTGACCCATACCGGCTGCTAGCCATGCTGATCTACGGGTTTGACCGGGTTGACCAGGTAGAGAAGTTCCCGCACCGCCACGTTGGCAAGCACGCAAAGCTTGGTCTCGGGTTCGGCATGGGCTCTTCCAAGTTCCGTGTCACGGTTAAAGCACAAGGCAACTATGACCTTGAAGCCGGGCTCGAAGATAAAGCGGTGACCACCTTCCGGTCAGCCAACAAGAAGATTGTGTCGTTCTGGTATGACTCCGAGAGAGCTGCCAAGCGGGCGATCCTGAACAAGGGCAAAGTTTTCCCCGCTGGCAAGGTAGCATTCAAATGCGAGGACATCTCTGGTATCCCGTTTCTGCTGATGAAGCTGCCTTCGGGCCGGAAGCTTGCCTACCCGTGGCCCAAGATCAAGGATGACCGAATCCACTTCTTTGGCAACATCAAGGGAACCCAGTGGGGTGACATCGCGACGTGGGGCGGGTCACTCGTGGAAAATGCCACACAAGCGGTTGCTGCCGACGTCATGGCGGCCGGAGCACACAACTGTGAGAACGAAGGCTACGAGATTATGACTTTGATCCATGACCAGGCTTTATCCTACCACCAAGATGGACAAACCGCAGAACAGTTTGTGCAGCTATTAACTGATCTGCCTGCATGGGCGGAAGGGCTGCCGATCGCTGCGGAGGGGTCGCTAGTGCCGTTTTACAGGAAAGACTAATACTATGAGCAGAATGACCGAACATGACAGAAACTGGGGACCATTCACCGTAGGTCCGTGGACAAAGCTTTTCTCTATCCGCTTGACTGGTGCCGATGAAGATGAAGCTATCACGTATTTCACCCTTGTTGGGTTTGGATGGGCGCTGCGGATCAAGATGCCTTTCAACATCAAACCGGCCGGAGGATTTAACGAAAAAGAGTATGGTATCTCACTTCACGATATGGGGAACGGATACGACTTCCTGATTGTCAAGTTTGGTCAGCAAACCCATGACAGCCGCACTACTAAAGACTGGTGCAAGCATCTACCGTGGAAGCAATGGAGGTGTGTCCGTAGCAGCGTTTACACTCCAGTCGGTGATCACTTTGCTACACAGGCAGGAGACTTTTTCGAGTTCATGCGAGTCCGCGAGACCTGCCCATCAGAACAATTCGAGATTGAGGACTACGACGGGAAGCGCATCATTGCAACCTGCTTTATCGAGGAACGAGAGTGGCATCGTGGTGAAGGTTGGTTCAGATGGATGAAATGGTTTTGGCCAGCCAAGATTCATCGCAGTTTGGACATCCGGTTTAGTGAGGAAGTAGGCCCAGGTAAGAATGACTGGAAGGGTGGAACTATTGGGCATGGCATCGATATGCAGAAAGGTGAGACTCCATTGGACGCGTTCAAGCGTTACTGTGAAGGGGAGAAGCGCAGCAAGTACAAGAACTATCGCATCAAGTTTATTGGGCCTGTTAAGAGAGACTAACATGCCAGCCAACCCCGACCCGCTGGAGAAGGATATTGAAAAGAAGGTTTGTGACTATGCAAAGTCCAAAGGCATGCTCGTTTATAAGTTCACTAGCCCTTCCTGTCGCAGCGTTCCAGACCGTCAGTTTCTCGTGGATGGTGGTAGGGTGTTTTGGATCGAGTTTAAGCGGAAAGGTTGTAAACCGTCACCCGGCCAAGAAGTTGAGATAGCAAAGATACGAAGTAAGAAACACACTGTCTACGTGGTAGACAACGTAATCGACGGAAAAAGAATAATTGATCTGGAGAGCTTATGAGCCGTGTAACCGCAAAAGCAAAAATTCAAGTAACTGTTGAAGTGACTGCTGGTATTTGGGGACCAGACTGCAATGTTGAGCAACTGTTACGACAAGCAAGTAAGGAAGGCATTGAACAAGTTCAACGCGCTATGTCTAAAGCGGATCAGACCTATCAAATTATTGGGGAACCAAAGGTTTTAGGGATTTTAACTGAGCTAGAATAACTGTAATGCGTTTTGAACCAGTAGAGCCTCAAGAACTAATCAAGGAGCACTTGCTACAGTGCGAGGACGCGCTTGCTTTCGTCGGCATGGGCATTGGCAAGACGGCTGCATGCCTAGACACCCTCAACGAGCTTTTCCTTGGCGCTGAAGCTACGTCCGCGCTTGTCGTTGCCCCTCTGCGCGTGGCGAACCTGACTTGGCCGATGGAGGTCAAAACGTGGGACCAGTTCAAGTGGATGCGTGTTGCCAACCTTCGAGAGGAAAAGGGTCAACGGGCTTTCCTTAATGGCACAGCCCACATCTACACGATCAACTATGACTCGCTCAAGATCGTCGCTGAGTTAGTTGAACGGCGACGTGGTACACTACCGTATGACGTGGTGATCTTTGACGAGTTGACCCGCGCCAAGAATCCCAGCTCCAAGCGAATCAACTTCTACCGTAGGAAGGTGCCCCGTGCTGAGCGCCATTGGGGGCTCACCGGCACACCGATGCCTAACTCCTGGATGGACTTGTTCGCGCAAGTCCGATTGATCGACGGCGGGCAACGGCTGGGCCGCAACGTTACTGATTTTCAGAAGAGCTACTTCTACAAACCTGAAAGGGACTTTGCTAAATGGGAAACCAAGCTTGGTGCCGTAGACACGCTGGAGAGCAAGATCAGTGACATCACGATCACGCTTAAGTCATCTGACTGGTTAGATATCCCAGACACGCACTACGAGGATATCGAACTGGAGTTCAGCCCCGAGCTACGCAAGCAGTACCTCCGGCTTGAAGCGGATCTCGTGTTGCAGTTGCGGAAGGATAAGATACTCAACGTTGCCAACGCTGCCGCTCTCGTCACAAAGTTATTGCAGTTTACCAGCGGGCATATCTACGACGAGGAACGGGATGTCCACCCGATCCACAATCTCAAGTTCGACGCGCTCAAGCGCATCGCTAAACAAGAGAAACAGCCTCTTCTCGTGGCGGTGATATTCCAGCACGAGCAGGACCGCATCCGTGAACAGTTCCCCCAGGCGAGGTTCTTTACTGACGCCAAGAGTGTGAAGGACCAGACGAAGCTACTCACCGACTGGAATGCCGGGAAGATCCCCATGCTCGTAGCTCATCCGGCTTCAGTAGGCCACGGGCTCAACCTCCAATACGGGTCATCGGCGATGGTGTGGATCTCGCTCACCTATTCCCGTGAGATCTACGAACAGATGATTGCACGTCTCGCCCGCCGTGGGCAGCAGAACGTTACGAAGGTGTACCGTCTCATGGTGCCTGGGACGGTAGATGACGCAGTGGCTGAAGCACTGGCCAACAAAGCCGAAAACGAGGCCCGACTAATTTCCGCTCTCCAGATGTTGGAGAGCTACCGTAAAGCAGCATGACAATACAAGAATTCTACGACGATCTGGCTAAGCACGACTGGTACTACTCCTTCAGCGATGACGGCAGAGTCTTCAAGCAAGGCGAAGCACGAGAGCGTCAGCTCAAGAGCACTGCTGCACAAGTACGGGGCGGTAAGGAGCTGTTTCAGGCGTTCTGCGAATGGAGAAAGTCACACGGCAGCTTGCCACGTCCTGTTCGTCCGCCATCAATGGATGATCCAATGTTCTAATCCCTATGCCAGAAGTAAAATGCAAATGCGGGTGTGGCGGGGTGGTGCCGCCCCCACGTAACAGGTTTGTCAAAGCCGAGTACATCCAATACCACCACCTACGTGGTAATACCCACGGACACGGAGGAGCTGGTACAAAACGGCGAAGGAAGAAGGCGGGCCGCAAGATGAGCAAAAGTAGCTTGAACCTTATGCCATGATATGAACCCCATAATCCCCCGCGGATGTGTACGGAAGCTGGTGGTGGACCCAGCCCCAGTGACGCTTTACCTAAAGCATGTTCCGTCCCTGTTCGCGGAGGATGAATGGGAGTGGACGGAGGACAGGGATGAAGCTTTCATCTTCCCCACTTTCGATCAAGCAGAGCAAGCAAGGGAACTGCTGAAAGCAAACGGTGAGAAGCTAGTGTTTGCAGCAGTCCACGAGGAAACTAGGGAGTACCGCGCAGAGCCAGAGGAAGTGATCCACCCGCTACCGTCTTCCAAGTGTGCCCCGGAAGACGTCTACGCGGAACTCGAAAAACGGAACCTAGCTTAGCGAGGTGTACGGCACAGCCCCGATGACGCGGTAATTGAGCCGCATCTCGAAGTTGTTCGGTAGCAAGCAACGAGACGTGTTCGGCCAAAAATGGGCTGCGGCGGCCACCGTTAAATCTCCGGCGTGGGAAGGGTATTTCTTAACGTCTGGGCCGTTGTCAATCAGCTTAACCGTAATGCCGGTGCTCTCCGGCATATCAGCCCGCCAGAACCGTACCAGTGTGCCCCAAGGGATATGGGGTTTGGTTGCACAGGCGAGCGGGCTTCCCTTTGTCGCGGCTTCAGTGGAGCGGATTGGCAGAGCGCAACCCAAGAGGTTTGGGTCGCTGCCGTCGTTCAACACGCCGGATTCGGTTTGTCCGTTATCACCGCTATCGTAGCCACCCCCAAAACACGTTACAATGACGTTGAGCGCGAGGATGTCGTTGCCATCCCTCTGGATCTCGAACATAAGGGTTACTTCTTGAGTAAGATTGTGCCATCCCCCAGCTTGGTAAGCAGCGGTGACCCACTCAACCGTTCTGGGTCAACGCACCAAGAATGCTCGTGCAGAAGCGGAAGGCCGCAGTCCTCGAAACCTTGCGCCACAGCCTGGGAGCAGAACATCTCTTTGTGGGTATCAGCATCACTGCCTTCCCCAAACAGCAAACGGAGCACTGGGCTGAAACGTGCCAAACCTTTCAGGGAGTAAGCTACATGCTGTTGAATCTTCTCAGCCCACCAGTCGATGAGCTTCTGCTCGATCTCGGGCGTCAGCCCTTCGACAGCGAAAACGTCAAGGCCAGGAAGTTCTGCTTCAGTAAGAGCGCGAGTACGAAGCTCCGGCCAATACGCTTCTACGATGCTTAGAGAAGCCCCATGCACCAGTAGCGCGGCGTGCGTGTAGCTTCCACGGGTGATAGCTTCAATGACTTTGGAGAGCGGGTCGCCGGAGTGCTCACGCCAAATAAGAACTTTCATTTTGGGGATGCGGTGACCGGCCGGAGAATGAAACGCCATTCGCTGGTCACTACGGGGAAAGGGTTGAGTTGGACTGTCGTTCGGTGGGAAATTTGAGACATGTCCCGGCGAGCGTATTGTGATAGGTTCTGGCACCCACAACACACAAATAGGAGAACCAACCCAGCCACAATCAAGGCAGCGGCACGAACGCGGAACCAGAATTTCTCTTTGTCCTCACTATCCGCAGCTTCCATCGCTCGCCGGTAACGCGTCATGGAAATTCAATGAAGAACTTGGGCGATCTGGCGATTACGCGCTGGGTTGGTAGGGTCGCTGTTTGGGTTCGGGTAAGCGCTGTAGCCGAACTTTACCTCTGAAGTCACTTGCGATTGCGAAAGAAGCTCACCCACCGGTGCGGGAGTGGCCGCTGGTACAGGAGCGTTTGCGGCAGTGCTTGCGGTTACCCCCGCAGTCACGACAGCGGCCTTTACCTGCACTGGAGTCGGGTTACTCGGTAGCGCGGTTACAACTGCTTGTGCGATGCGCTGGCCAAGGGTTGTGCCCGACCCCTTGTCCCCGGTGAACGCAGCTACCGTGTTCCGGATCAAGTCTGAGAACTGGCTCACACCTGCCTGCTGCCAAGTAGCAGGAGCCAGATCAGCGATGGACTGAAGCCCGACGTTGATAGCCTGGGCTTCGTTGACTTTGCCGGTGGCCGCGTACCCAGCAACGAGGGGTGCAACGTTCTGTTCGATCTCGTGCGCCGTGGTAGAGTTGAGCGCGGTTTGTAAATTCTGGCACGCTGGTAAGGCAATAACAGTGACAAGTGAAGCGACAATAAGAAGTTTGGTTTTCATGGTAATTTCTCTACTGAAGCCTCAGCTATTACCTTATCAGAGGTGTCTTGTCTAGCTGATAAAGCGGTAGGTGTTTTGGCCGCAAGCGCTGCTTCATCTGCTGGGGTTGTGTCGATGAATGCACGGAGGGTTGTCGCTGCTGTTACGATCACCGAAATCGCCAGAATCACGCCGTCTTTGACAGAGTGAACACCTGCAATCCCTTGCTGAAGGGTTGCGCCGACTGCCAATGTGACATACAGAGCAGCACGTATTTGGGTTTTTGTCATTGGGTTTTAAGGACGCCTAACGTCCCAGAGGTTACGGTATAAGGAATCGCCGATAGAGTCATTCCATCGGGCGCACGAAGCGTTTGCGTGTTGGATGCTGGAACTACAGCCGTAGCGATTGATCCAGCGAAGTTGCTGCTCGAAATGAACACTACAGAACGAGCACCAGCGGCCAACGTCCCTGAAGTCGTCAAATTGGTTCCTGAAACCGTCGCCGTGGTTGTGGAGGTTCCAGACGTTGCAATCTGAAGCGGCTTAATGCCGTTCGCTGCCTCATACAACAGCCTGTTGATTCGCCAGAGCGATTGCGTGTCTCGATCCGAGTTTTGCGGAGTCGTGGTCCCTGGGAACGTGTCTGCAAAGCTAATGGCCGTGATGGCCGCGATGCTCAGGATGATGAGTGCCTTTTTCATGTTTGGGTCTTGGCTTGGGTTTTGACTCGGATTTCTTGATCGTAGCCCGCGAGGCTTGAACAGAGTAAATCGCTGCCGCTATCGAGGCGATGATCGCCACGTCTCCTAGAAGATGATGAATCAGGTCCATCCAATACATGAAGGTCGTGCCAGCCGAGAACGCCAGAGACACGTAGGACTTTAGCAGTTCGGGTAGTACGCTTCGGTGCATATCTTCTTTCAGGACTTCAGCAGGCATCCACAGGATTTTTAGTATGTTTCGCTGGTTGAAAGTGAGCATACGTCCTTGTAGTTCGAGGGAGTTATGGCATTGCTAGTTCTGGATGGACCAGCGCACGCTTCTCGCGTCGGACGCGTTCGAGCTAATGATCTGCATTGAACCAGAGGCCAGCGCGACACTCAAATATCCAGCGTTGGTTGTGCCAAGTCCAACTAGCGTTGGGCCTGATCCAGCAGCGATGTTACTGTCCACAACCCAGGCAGAGCCGCTCGTTAGCGTTGCAGTCCCACTCACAAAGGCGTTTATAGTTGTTCCGTTAGTCCCAATTTTTGCGCCTATATCAAAAGTGTGCGTCCCGTACCACTCTGCGTTATTTGTTCCACCAATGAACCGACCGTAGTCGGTGCCGCCTGTTGCCTGCCTAGTCAAGAAGACATCTTGGCCGTCATTATCCTTGTCAAACAAAAGCACTTTCGGCCCCATGCCGCGCATTTGAATGTAAGTAGCAGCATCGTCTGGACCTCCAACTTCCAGTTGCGCGTAATTGTTTGGCAACCTTGTGGAAAATTGATTATCTACCCCTCCAGCCACTATTTTGCGGGCTACGTAAATTCCGTTTGCACTCTGTGGAGTGCCCTTCCCATCCGAAACCACGGTCGAAAGAATTTTACGAATAGCCGTTGTATCTGTTTCGACGATCACATCGCAGTGCTTCGCTTCTAGTGATGTTCCCCAAAACTGGATCGCTCCAGTAGTGGCACTAAGGCTGGAATTCAATGGAACCACTTGGATTCCCCGAGTCGCGAGGGAAAGTGAAGAGTAACCGTCAACATAAAGATAATACCCATTTCCTGCAACGTTAGGTGCTAAACACGGACCTTCGACACTCGACCCTATACCCATCCAGTCGCCGGAGTGATTGACCACATAGCCGCTTGTCAAACTGCTGCTTGTGGCTGTCTCGATGAGTCCAACATTTCCCACTTGGTTTTTGTAAATCCACCAATAGGTGGAACCGATTTTGTAGAACGCAGAATCGATATACGTCGCAGGCAGCCCTGATCCGGTTACTTGAACGGCAGGACTCCATGCCGTTAGAGATGCATTAGTCGGATGCTTTTCGTAAGTTTTGAAGGTAGTACCTCCATCAGTGCTGATATTATTGAACACGTGAAGCCCCGCATATGTTTGGTCCGATGGGTCTTGGTACAATTGGGGAGCCCAGTTGTCGTTGATTGTGCCCACATCAGAAAAATCAATATTGGTAACGTCTGACCAGTTTACCAGATCGTTCGAGCGAATCACCGGAGTTAAAGAACCTGTGCCGTCTGCTCTCCCGCAAAACGCAATGTACCAATAGCCATCTGCGAGCTTGCGAATACTCGCGTCACGAAACGCTGAAGAGGTTCCTGATCCTACGGGATTGTTTGTCATGTAACTAAAGCTCGTCCCTGTTGTAGACAGCGCGATGTGCAAGCGCATGTCATAGATTGTCCATGTGGTAGCGATGTATAGTTTGCTTACCGAACCGCTGCTCAACATTCCTTCTATGTTGCCTATAGCGCCATTTACGCTTTGCACAGGAGCCGCGTTAGCCGCAGCAGTTGTAAATCCAGTTCCAGAAACAGTCCCATTAAACTGCATTGTGCCACTGAACGAAGTTATCCCTGTGCTACCACTCTGGATTGTATTTACCGTGGCTGTGTCAAAACTGGGACTTGGTAACGCCCATGTGTAGCCGCAAAGCAGCGTAAGGATAAAGCAGGGTAAGAAGAGTCGAAAAAGGTTTTTCATAGGTTAACCGTTGGAGATTGTGAGTACGCCACCGTTATTCCACGCCGCGTATTGTACGTGAGGGTCGCTGGTCGGCAGTGTGGACAAGTCCCACGACGCTGCTAAAATCAAAACGCCGTTCTTGTCACACCGCAGAGGTGTTGGATTACCGTTGGGGTCTAATGCTAGTAAGAGGACCGGCTGTTGGTTTTGAGTGATAACCATAAATTAGCCTTGTGAAATTGCGAAGAGCCCACCATCGTTCCACGGAGCGTAGAGCACATGCGGGTCTGAAGTTGGTAGGATAGAGAGGTCGATCCCGATCTTCACACTGTTGCCTTGAGCAGGGCCGGACGAAATAGCGAGCAACCCTCCGTTGTTCCACGGGGTGAACTGCACGCCGGGGTCGTAGTTAGGCAGACCTGATAGGTCTAGCTGGACCATAGTGACCACTGCGAACGCCAGCCATGTCCCGGCGTCCGCAGGGTTGACCACCACGACCAAGCCGTTTGGTAGAGTTTTGGACGTTGCTGCAAGGATCAATACCAAGTCGCCCTTATTCATCTGTGCCTGGTTTAACGAGAGCAAGGAAGCTTCGTTGAGCACAATGAAGGTCTTGTTCGACATGACGCCCGAGACCCATACCTGCTGCGGAAGGCCGCACTGCGGTGCGCTTTCACACAGAGACGATGGGAAGTATGAGCCCCAGGACATGAACAGCTATTACGGGCTTAAGAGCTGGTTGAGCAGGTACGCAACGATCGCTTCAAAGGTGTCACCCTGGACATCCGGAAACCGGACACGGGATGCCTCGATAGCCTCGTTGAGGTTTTTGGTAGCAGCCGCGAGGTCTGCTGGATCGATCTTCGAGAGATCAATCGTTAACCCCTTGGCCACTGCAAGCGATTGGAGCCCCGCCAGGAGCCCCGCCCGAAAGCTATCCGGGGTAAGCGGATAGCTCGGGACGGGAGCCCTTTGGCACGAAGCCGCCTGCACCGCATTGCGATACTGGTTCGGGGTGATAACCCCGTAGGCGTTAGTGCTTAGTGGCATGACAGATTACGGGGTAACGTCAGTGCAAGGAGCACACTCACAACCCGCACGGGTGAGGTTACCGCACACGCTACGAGTAACCATAGGTGCTGGGTACTGGTCGAGTGGAGGACAAGCCAAGTCAGTGAGCGGGTAGTACGTACCAACCGACACACTGAGCGGACGAGTCGAGCGCTGGACGCCCGGTGAATCGTAGAGCCGGTAGAGGATCGCATGACCGAGATCCCACCGCACCGGTTTGGCGGCCTTCTTGATGGCTGCCAGGAAGTAGCCCTTCTCCTTAGTCTCGTTGGCCGGAGTGATGTTGTTGGTCTCGTTGATCCAGTTCCAGATACCCTCGTAAGCGTGGGTGACTGCCTCGAACTTCACATCCTTCCCGACTGACTTCGGCGGGGTGAAGTTCTGGAACTTCACTACGTCAGGCCGGAAGGGGATCGCGATGCAGAAGCTCGCGTTCAGGAAGTCCGGGTTGATGTCGGTGACCGCGCCGCTAGTGACACTGCGAGTTGCGTTGTGGTGCACCCGCTGAAGAACCCCGTTCGGGTAGTTCGGGTTGGTCAAATCCCAGTTGTAGCGGAACTGGAACATGTTCACCTTGTGACCCCATCCGGCGTACTCGCGCTCGTAGCCCAAGTTCGGGTTGAGCGTTTCTGGATCGAACACCCGGTTGTCCTTGCGCTGGTTGTTGTCCTGCTTCGGCAAGTACTGGGACGTGATTGGATCGACCATCAGCGGCTTCAGGGTGGAGTCCATGAAGTTCCACGACTTATTGTAGTAAGCGTAGATGCTGATGTAGTCGAGCACGTCTTGGGTGAGCAGCGAGACGTTGCCGATTTGGCTAATCAGCGAAGGATCGACTACGATGCGATCGTAGTTCGGGTCACCGTTGGCATCGCGCTCGAAGTCCCAAAGGGCTTCGCGAATGTAGGAGATGTTGTTGTCAACACCAACCCACTTGTGTTGGCACATCGCGGTGTACGACCCCTGGTAGAATTCCTCCAGGATTTCGCTAACCCAGTCTTTCAGACCCCGCTCGATATTCTCGATCTGCCTGGGCAGGTTCATTGCCTCCAGCCACATCTGGGTCATGTCATAGACTGGGCTGCGGAAGGAGGTTTCAAAGAGGTGATACCAACGGTTGTCCCAGGCGGATACTGAGATGTTCTGGACCGGTGGATCGCAAGAAACCGTGCAGTCGCCTTGCAAGGCAACCATGCGGTTCCACTTGTTGGTGGTCGTCGGCCGCTTGGTCCCCATCAGGGTAACGCGAGCGCTGGCACCGTGGTTGGTTTCAAAGACACCATCGTATTCAATCCACTCGCCCCATTGGCCGAGCGGTTTTTCCATGAACGCGAAATCCTCGTGAAGCCGAGGAGTGCCTTTGACGAAGAACTTGTTGATGTCCTGCCATCCGTTGATGACAAAGGGTGCTGACATAGAGAGTTAAAAGAGGTTGGTTAAAAAGAAGAAAACTGACTTGCTTCTTCAACCCCCGCAGGACCGAACCCCTGCTACGGACTAGCCAAAATGAGTTTGAGCTAGTTGAAGGTTTGCCGGGAACAACCTTCTTGGGAACCCCTCCAAGCTCGGACGAATCCTTACTTCGGGGTCGGGCTTACGTTGATATCTGTGTCGGAGAGAACCACATAGTTTTTACGCAGTCAACGTAAAAATGAAAACGGCCACCCCGCTTCAGAAAGGTGGCCGTTTTCTCCCCCGGTAGTAAAACAACGCGCTTAATCTCTACATGACTGGTGGGTGTTTATCAAGACGTATCTGAAGAGGTTACCGTCCCCTGACGACAATCCCGCCACTGAACAAACCTGTGCCCTTGTCTTCACCGTCGCCAAGATCAGGGTCAACGTGATCGTGGGTAAACCCGGTGACGTGCTTTTTAAGCGCTGCTTCTTTCTCGGCTAGAGCCTTAGTCAGTTCCTTAATCTTCCCCGTCTGCTGTGTGACGATCTCGGAGAGAATGACGTACTCACCCATCCGCTGCAACACCTGCTCCGCGGTGAACTTGCTGTTCCCCTCACCACCGGCCATCGCTACCATGTCAGCACGGACTTTGGTGGCCAACTCCGGCGCGTTCTTCAGCTCCGGCAGCGCTTCGGTCATTTTAGTGTAGAGCGACTCAGCAAGAACGACGTTGCGTTGGACCCGCTCTTTCTGGGCCGCTACGGTCTGTTCCTGGGCCTTGCGCTGGAGTTCCTCCCATCCGCCTTCAACGTTCTTGCTCTTCTCGGCGATCTGCTCATCGATCTCGGCAACAGCGTCAATGGCGCGGTTCCAATCCCGCTTCTGGGACGCGCTGGTTAGGCTATCCCCGAATTCAGCGAGAGCGTCATAATCCCAGCGAGCGATAGCTTGAAGAACGCCATCTTCTCCATTCGCTTTCGCGATCGCAGACAGCTTCTCGACATGGCTGTTACGCTTCGGCAGGTACTCAGCTTGGATAGTCCGCTGTACGATGGCCGCCTGGAAGTCTTTCTCCATGCGCTCTTTCTCAGCTTTGAGCGCGTCGAACTGCTTTTGGAAGTCCTCTGGCACCGCCGGGGTGGATAACTTTTGACGTTCTGCTTCCCATGCTTCCTTTTCAGCCTTCCGCGCTGCCCGCTCGTCTTCCAGTTCTTTCTGGGCCTTATCACGAGACGCCTGAAGCTCTTGGAAGTGCTGATGTGGCAGCTTTTTGGCAGGAGGTGTTTCCTTCTTAGGTTCAGCCGGTGGTGGGTTTTTAACCTCTTCCTTTTTCTCGGGCGTGAGGTCGGCGGCCGGCGGTGCAACGCTGGCAAGCGCTTCTCCGATTTTGAGGCCGCCACTGAAAAGCCCAGTGCCTCCGGCATCGCCTTCTCCGCCGGTCTCTATGGCCGCTGCTACCCCGCCTCCCTCTCCTCCGGTGTCGGGAGCAAGGAATAATCCGAATCGAGTTTTAGTCTTCATGGGTGTGGTGGTGTTGGTAAGGGATTGACTTGGCCGCTTCTTTCTCGCCTTCCTGCTTTACATCGCAGAACGAGTTGATTACCCCAAGGGCTGAGAGCCAACCGGTGATTTGACCGCCGTGGTTAATCATAACGTGAGGATCAGTCGCACCTGAAGTAGGGAAGTTCTCGCGAAGGGCGGCCGTCATCATCCGCAAGAACGGGCTGCCGTGCCATTCCTTAAACTCAGGGTTGGCTTTCAGCTCTTCCCATGAAGGGCACGGGGATAGCGGTGTAGGCTCTTTTGGCGGCAGTTTTTTAGGTTTCTCAGGCATCTTTGGAATACGTGGACATGGTTGTTTTCCGAGTGAGTTGTAAGAGTCATCTAGCATCGAGACAAGTCCTGTCCCGCTGCATACCGGGCAGTCTGGTTTGCAGGGGGTCATGCTTCGATCTCGTCAGGGTCTGGTAAAGGGTCATCAGAGAACTCAATTCCCTCTTCCTCGCCTTTCTCGATCTCCTTAAGCGCGTTGCAAACTTCGTCGGTGTCGATCTTGAGCCGGAAGCCTTTAACTTGACCCGCAATTTCCATGCACTCCTCCATCGCGTCTTGAAGTGAGTCGCCTAAGCCCACCACAAACCCGATCTCCGCTGAGTTGCCATCCAACGGGGTAACCCATTCAAGGCCGGTTTGGTCGATGCAACTGTTGAACATCTTCACCCGATGCCCGACCGACTCCGGGTAGGTGACCGTCATAGCGTTTTGCTCCGCGAAGTGGGACTCGATCACGGCTTGCACCCCGTACTCAAACGCGAGCTTAGGCTCTACGAGAATCCCTTCGGCACCGTACCAAGCGATCTCAGCAAGGTTCTCTATCAGCTCTGAGAAAATCTCGCTGGGGGGACTGCCCGGCCGGCAGGTAATATCAGTGAAGAAGACATCGCCTTTTTCCGTGACCCGCAGTTCGGTGTGGAAGGAGTTGCGGTAGCCGATCTTCTTGAGCACTGGAGCGATTGCGTCGTTGACCATACGCACCTCTTCCGGCAGTTCGTCATACGGCTTGGCGACCATCGCGTAGCTCTTGTTTTTTCGCTCATAACCGAAGAAGGCTTGGCGGGGGAACTCCCCATCAATGCAGAAGCCGTCGTACCCGGTCTCCACAACGGCGTCGATCGGTTCCTCTACCATGAACTCTACCAGCTCCCGGCGTGGGCCGAGCTTGCTCTGAAGCTGATCCAGGAACGGGAAGATCACCGGGTAGCTCTCCGAGTAGAAGGTTTCCTCGATACCGCGGAACCTGCTCAGCTTGACCCACTGGCAATCGTTCTCCATCAAGTGTTCCCGAAGATCGGTGATGCCGATGATACGCTTGGCCGGGCTCACTTGAAGCCCTAAGTCCTGAATGGTCCTACGGAAGTGCCAGCGCTTCAGTTCAAGGTCTTCTCCCGCGCTGCCGCCACCGAACACGCGCTTGCCGTCTTTGCGCAAGCGGTCTTGTAGCGCGCCGTCGCCGATATCCAGGAAAATCCACAGATCCACCTCGTCCATGATCTTGTTGATGTTGTCCACCCGGATCAACTCGGGATAGCCGTCGCCAATCTGCAAAGCTTCGCCATCTGGAAATTGCTTCTCCCAAGGAGTCGAATAGTAGGCGGTGCCAAACTGTTTGGCGTAGGCGCGGGCTATCGGGAGGAAGATCCCCGTGTCACGGATACAGACGGTTTTATCTTTGAAGTTCATTCGGAGAGGACGCTTTTCTTTTTGCTGCGGTGCTTGTCCATTTCGATGCCCGCCATTGTGCTTTCAGCCTTGAGCCCCAGATTCAGGGTAGCATCCTTGACCTTCATCGCCTGACGTGCTTCATGTGCCTGCTGAAGGTTCCTGAGCTTGACTGCGTGAGCGAGGTTCTTGCGCTTGATGTCTGCCGCCGTGGACGCATCCAGGCTTTGAATCTTAGCCTGGGTGATAGCCATCTCTCGGGCCACCTTCGGATCAATCCCGCCGTTAGGCCGACGCTTCATCAGCGCTTTCTGAACGTTCCCGGCGAACTGCACCGCGAACCCGTGAACATCATTAATGACCTTCGCGTAAGGCTTGGATGCTTCAGCGGTGAGCGGGGATGACTGGAGGAACTTAAGATGCTGGCTAGCGTGCGCGATATGAGCGTCAAGCGCCCTCATAACGATAAGCGGGTCACTGCCGATCTTGGCCATGTACTGATCCAGGTTATCCTGAATCTGTGCTGCCTGTTGTTGCGCCCGCAGCAAACTCCCGATGTGGCCTTGCGCTTGTGGATGGATCATCCCCAAATGCCTTACGTGATCCTCCATTGGCATAGCCTTTGGCATCTGGCCTGCTAGGAATAGCTGATTCTCCAGATCGATCGTCTTATCCTCTGGGGCCGGTTGCGGCGTGTCCTCGACATAGGATGCAACCACTTCACGGCCTTTGAGAGCCGCTATCATGTCCTTACGAGCGTTGAGTTGCCCCATGCCGGGAGTAGCGACGTTGTAAACCTCCTGTGCACGCTGGAAGTCGGCTGCACTGTTGCCGGTGCCGCCGTTACGATTGGCTCGAACAAACCGCACATTCTGGTAAACTTCCTTGGGGATGCCGGCCTTTTCGCACTTGTCCCTAAACGCCTTTGCCTGCTTGCCGCCCGGCATGTCCTCCGGGTAACCATCTGCGGTGAGACGGCGGTACATTTCAGCGAATAGCGGATCGAGCCCAGTCGTCCGGTAGTTCTTAATCTGGGTAGAGCTGAACTGGGTTTGGCTCATCACCGAGTTCATAATCTCGGTGGGGCTAGGTCGGCCGGTGTGGCTGCTGGTCTGCGGGGTCTGCTGGCCGCCGTAGATCCTGGTGTTCTGGTCCATGATCTGAGTGGACGCAGAGAAGAGGCTCATGGTGCCAGCTATGTCCAGATTCAGCCGAAGCTGTTGCGGTGTAATGCCCGGGTAGAGAATCCCCATGCGGGTGAGCTTTACCCGGGAGAGCTTGTTCCGGCTGTCGGCATCCGCACTTGTGAACATCGGAAGCCCGTTGAGGATAGCGTTCGTGGCGGTCCAGTTGAAGAGGGTGTTCTGGAAGTGGCAGGCATCGAAGATGTCATCGCCAAAGCCCTTGATACCGTGCCAAACCCCCTCTGGGCCTACCCGGTCGCAGAACGGAGTAATGACGTTACCCCAGTTGTCGTGGGCGTTGAGCTTCGAGTACAAGTACCCGTGCTCGTTAAGTCCTCCTTGGCAGATAACGTGGTGGCTGATCTTGCTCTCCCCTGACTCGGCAAACTCGCGGATGAACGTATGCGCTACCTTAACTTCCGGTGCACCGAACTTGGTGAAGTCAGGATCGTTGTTACGGAACTGGTTGACCCACTTCAGGAAATTCGCGTTATAGGTACTGGACTCCTTGGTGGCCTTATGCTCGTGGATCGCTCGAAGAACGGCTTCCTCATCCCACCCTGCTTTTCCAGATCTCACATACTGGAACATCGTGGTCAGCGGCAGTTTCCATTTGATGAACATCATCTGGCAGTTGCTCATGCTCAGGAAGGTGCCCCTGGGGACAAGTACCCGATGCAGCGGCATCGCCACAAAGCGCCAGTCGAAAGGGTCCATGAAGACCGCTGGGCCAATGCCGAAGAGCCCCATTTGTGTATCCCGAACGGCTGACTCACGAATGTACCCTCCAGCGTTCATTGTGCCGGGAGCGGCCCAGTCCAGAATCGCGTCATCGAAAAACCGCGTGAGCAATCCCGAAACCTGGGGGATCAAGGCTGGCGGGACATGCTCTTCGCTGGCTCGAACATCTGTAAACGAATCCCCGCTCGTGTTAAGGTCCAGCCATGCGGTGCAATACGCGTCAATCTTCCCCGAGAATTGCTTCGTGTTGATGTTAGGCATGTCACCCAACCCGCATTCGTCTAGATCGCTCTGGGACAATGGCGGGTGCCCGTCGTAGATGCCCCGCAACGAGATCACTCTCGCCTTGTCTAATGCGGCGTCCTGCTCGCACTTCTCAAAAGCTGCATGCGCCGATTCAGCAGTCGGCATCCGGGACTTAGGAGGCTTCCCGTCCTTGCTGATATTGAGAAGGGTGCCCAGTGGCGGTTTTTTGCTAACAGGACGATCAGCCATACTTTTTACGGTTTTTTAGTAAAAACGAGCCGCATAATCAACTTCATAAGTCCACAGAGGGAAAGGACATGCCACAGAGGTTTGAAGCGATGACCGAAGAAGTAAAAAGCCAACCCCCAAAAAGAACTCATGCAGACCGGGCAATCGAAGAGCGGCTTCACTGCTGTTTCCCCGGCGGCCGCTTTAACCTTCGCAGCCATGGGTCCAAGGAGCATATCAGGGGATGTCGATTCCCAAACTCCAAGTATCACAAGCGCGTTGAGGAGTAAGCGCTTCATCGTCCTCCACAAGTTTGGCAGCCGCTCCTTCCGGTTGAGTCTGCCTGCCTGAAGTTGGAAGTTCCTACGCACCAGCCGGCCCCAAGCTGTGAACACACGATATCTTGCAGTTCTTCATCCGTGGGAGCTTGGAACCCGTTCGCAGCGCAGAACTGTTGAACCTCGTTAAAAAACGTTTCCCATGACTTGGTTTCAGTCCAATAGATCATGGTGCCGGTGTCACGGTGTTTCCAGAAAGCGCCGGAGGGGATCGAATGGCTTTTGTCTCGTAGAAGCATAATTATTATTTCTTACACCAGCTACCAAGGTTTATGCTATCGTGTAACACGATTGACTCTGGGCACCTTTGCTCTGCATAGAAGTAACGGAAGTTGACTACTCGAGTATCAATATCCATGTGTCTAAGAATCTGGAGACCAATGCTGCCGCCGTCCTGGTGCTTGCTATTCGGGTGATAGAGTTCAAGCAGCCGACTGACCATCCGGCCATTCAGCGCGCTGGCCATCACTGTGTTGTCCACTAGTGAGATCCCGCCCCTCAGCGCCACGCCGTAGCGGTCGGGACTGCGCATCCCAAAAACAAAATCCGCGTTTACGTCTCCCCATACATCCAGATAATCGAATGACCGACAATGCAGGCAATCAGAGTCCACGTATATACCGCCATCTCGTTGAAGGCACAGAAGCCGTATGCGATCTACGATGAACGCTAGTGGTTGCTTAGAATCAACTGCCCAACGAATATATGGGTCGTTAGAGAACTCCGAGAGATCAGTGTGCAGCTTGTAAACGAAGTTGCGGTTGCCGCGCTTGATCCCTTCCATCCTTTCAGCGATCTCGGGAGGGATGCTTGAGCCGATCCAAATTTGGTGGATAGTTTTTGAAATCATTAGGGTACGTCTGGCAGGCAATTCCACCCTACGAAGAGATCAGGACAACAGAAGAATGAACGACCATCTGCTAATAACCGTTCAGCTAATTCGCCATCCGCATAGCGAGAGTTGTTGAAGCGGTATTCACGCATCACATCGGCGCGCACAAACAACTGCTCGACTCCAATGTGGCAAGGTCTCGCGTTCCCCCTTGACGCTTCAAGAACACACCCGTCAAACCTCGGCACTTTTCCGCGATGCCACCGCTTGGCCGAGATTACTAGGACCTGTAAGCCCACATTCCTTGAAAGCTCAGTGATAACCCCCGGCTCATAAAGATCGTCGTCGCACAAGAACCCTACATAGTCTTCATCAGGAAAGGAGAAATAATCCAAAGCAGCGTTGAGCTTTTCATAGCACAAGTCCCAGCCTTCGATGTGCCGGTGCATCAGTACGGTGTCAGCCCCGGCATCCCAAAGCGAATCGGCATGGGAAACATCGTGACAGACAGGGTGCCATGTCACTAGGCTACCCATATTCTGGAACATAGCCGCAAGCGCCGGAATGTTGTGTGGACGGCTGAAAGGCGTTATGATGTGGAATACTGGTTTCATCGGTTCCATGGAGTAGCGTACGTTTCGTGTCCCGGCTCACCTCCCCACTTAGCAGCGTACAGAGCACGGTAAGCAGGGAACATCACCTCGTTAGTCTTGAGCAATACTGGATCACTATTGATCGTCCGAGACCCATTCCCGTTCTCACCGTGCTCAACTGTATGCTCAGGCAAGTTGAACATCTCGTAACCTTTCAGTCTTGCCCTACGATACCAGTCGTTGTCAGTGAAATAATTCGGGAATGAGTGATGATCCCAAGGGCCGATGTCGGCGACAGCTTTTGTGTTGAAGAGAGCCAACACGTCGTAGTGGGTAAAGATGCAAGCCCATTTGTCTGTTAAGCTAGCGCTCTCAGCCATCTCGATCAGACGACGGAAATCAGCTTCCTTTGCAACCCCGTCGCTGTGCATGAAGAACCAGTAATCGCGGATCTCGTACTTCGCTTTGTGTTGAAAAGCATTCATGCTCTGCGAGTAGCTGAGCGGTACGGGGCTCAGAATCGATTCAAAACGCCCTGGTACGACCAAGGGTTTTCCTGAGTTATTTGCAACTACCCCGTTAATGTCTTCCGGGATGCAGTTCAACGCTCGTTCGAGAAGATCGAACCGGTTGACGACTGGGATGCCTACGAAAGTTTTCATCCTGGTAGAATTACCGAAGGCTGTTCGTTGATGATGTCCCAACCTCCAAACCAGTAGGGCTCGGAAGGGATGCGAGCTTGCGCGTCACAATTTGAGCAGACAATGCGGAACAAGCGTTGTTTCCGCTTGTTGATTTTAACCTGCAACCGCACATCCGGTTTCGGGCAAACTACGGAGTGCTGAAGCTGGTGCCGGGCTGCCTTGAGGTACAGCCCGCAGAGCTTTGCCCAAGCTTCTTCCGGGGTGATCGTAGGCCCGTTTTCAGGGGCGGGGTTATCTGGTGACATGGTGAAAAGCCTTTTACTTGCGTAGGGAACAACAGTAAAGCGTTTTCTTGCCTGATCTGACAAACCACTCAGGTTTACCTCGACCCCGGCCGGAACGATTTACGGATGCCGGGAGGACGCAAAGATGATCTACCGCGGGAGCTTTCTTGCTTCTCAGGCACGTTCTGACGCAACACCGGCAGCGCGGATTCAACGGCTTCCATTGCGTTCTGTGGGTCGCGTTTGACTGGATTACCTTGCTCGTCTTTGTCCAGGTATTGCGCGATGTCTTGTACCCCAAGCGGCACGGCGCGTTTAGCCAGTTCACTCGTCATCCGAACTTGCCCGCTACCAGTTTGCAGATCATTGATTTTTAAGCTCTCGCCAACGAACGGAATATCGGAAATAATCTTGGCAGCAATCGCTACTCCCGCACTAGGGTATCCGATTTGCTCCTTCTCACTTTTCCCGAGCTTGGATTCAACCAGCTTGCGGATGCTCGCCCCAATTTGGGCCTGCTCCAGTAGCGGATGATGTATCAGGAACTTCGGCACTTCGTATCCCATGATTTTGAGACCACCCTCTTTCACATCGCCCGGCTTACGCTTCTCCCCGCGCTGGTAGTACCCGCCAACGTTATCAGGGTTGAATGCGCCCCACAGCATGATGGCTGTGCCAATGGTGCCACGGGCGAGGTTGCGGAATATAAGCTCTTTCTCTGCCGGATGAAGAGTTTCAAAACCTTCATTAAACGCTCTGGCTAGCCTCACAGCGCCAGTCCCGAGCCCGAGTGGGGAGTACTCGAAATACCGGAACATCAAGTTGGTAGGGATCTTCACGATAGGCAGAGCAATTCCCAGCGTGGTCTCTCCGGCCTTACGCAGCATACTTACCTTACCAGTCTCTTTGCTGGGCTCACGTAAAGCTGACATCCACCGTCTCCATCCATTAGTCATGGCGTTATCTTCCATGTAGATCGCCCGGTTAGCATCCTTGTAAGCTTCCACAGCGTACTTGGTCTGCACCATCGGATCTTTAACATCCTCACCGCGAAGCGCTGCATTCTCTAGTCGAGCCTCCAGTGAGCGGGTGAACTCATTGCGCCGGGCGGATGACTTTAATGCGCCGTGTATATGCTGGACAAAGTTCTTCAGCTCTGGCGGCATCACGTCGGGCTTACCATAGAGAACGTCAATGTCCATCCGGCCAGTCTTTAACTCAGAAGTGAAATCCTTAAAAAAGTTCTTCCACATCTCCCCAACAGCTTTGCCTTCTGACCTCAAGCTAATCTGACCGTAACGTGGCGCGTCTTTAGCTAATCCAGGTAACAACTTACCATATCCCGCGCCTACCAAACGCTCGATGGGGGACGTTAGATTGATTTCTGCTGCCGTGCTGGTGAGCTTGGCGAGGGTCTTAATACCGGAAAGAAGGAAGGCGCGGTTCCACTTCACAAGACCGTCCAAAGCTCTCTCGGTGCGAGTCCTGGTTGACAGCCGGTACTTCACCGCAGCCTGATCGAATTCTAATTTCTTTTCCTCTAATCTAGTCTTCGCCTTTAGGGATTCAGCATCCAGCTCCAGCTTTTTACGCGGCTGTTTACTGAAGTCCCTATTCTTAAGCCGCTGATCTAGTTCAACAATGCGGTTCTCCGTTCGCGTCCGGTAAACCTTGTTAGCAATCTGGTCAGGGGTAAGCCTCGGTTTAGCAGCTTTGCGCATATCGGAAAGCTGTTTGTTGAGTTCTTCAAGCCTTTGCTTTTTCTCAGCAATCCCTTTAGTATCGACGGTGGGCGTGCCGCTCTTAGCTGACAAATCCCCATCGGCGATCTTCTTCTCCACTTCAGCGATGCGCTTGTCTAGCTGGCGTTCGCGAAGCTCTTCTTCGGTCGGCTTAGGGTTGGCTATCTCCCGCATCTTGGCGATCTGATCGTTAAGCTGGTCGATCTCATCGCGCACTGCTGAAACTTCTTTGGTATCAACAGTTGCTTTGCTAGTCCTAGTGGATATATCGCCTGAAGCAACTTTCTCGCGCAGCTTGTCCCGACGTTTCTCTAAAGCTAGCAACTCGCGCTCCTCGGGAGTCTTGGCAGTCTTCGCCTTAATCATCTCCCGTTTCTGCTTTAAGAGTTCGTCCCTTTGCGCTTTCAACTCTGCAACTTTTTGCGTGTCTGCCGTCGCCGTGCCTGTGCGGCCTTGCTGCTCAAATTCCCCAACAGCTATCTGCCTGCTTAACTCCTCGATGTCCTGCTTTAATTTGCGCTCTTTAGCGGCCTCAACGGCATCAGTCTCGATGCCCACCATGTTGTCGTATTCCTTCTGAATCCGGTCGCGCTCTGCCCGCAGCGCTTTAGTTTCTTCGTCCTCGACAACCTTGCGCCCTTTTTCCGGCAGCTTCTCACCTTTCGAAATGGCAAGGTTCAACTCTTCAATCCGGTTGCGCAGCCGGGTCTTGATCGCGTCGAGAGCGCCTTGCAGCTTAGTTGGGTCGTTCGATTCGAGTTGCAGCTCTTTCTTGATGCGGTTGACTTCCTTAATAAGCGTCCGCTCTTCCGCGCTGGGTTTCCTGCGCTCCACGCCGGTCTTCTCCGGAAGCTGCCCTTTCTTGAGCATGTCATCAATCTTGCTGACCTGCTGCATCTGACCTTTCAGGTCGCGGAGCTTTACTTTCACCGCGTCTTTGGAGAGTTCGGAATACTTTCCATAACCGGAAATCGCGTCCCGGATGTCGCGGTTAGTCGCGTCGGGGAGGATGTCTTTCACCGCATTGTGCACAGCCTCTACCAACGGCTCCCGCTGGTCGATTCCCTGCCGTACAAAGTGCTCCGCAAGTTTCTGGATGTACGTCCCAATTGAATCCGGGTTGTCAGCATTGCGCTTTAGCCCTGAGACGATCGAGTTGAAGCGCTCCTCTGGTGTGGGCTCTTTCCTTAACCTCTTTAGCAACCCTTTCTTTTCCGGTTTGCTAGTTCTCTTTTTGATCTCGTCAATGTTTTTCTCGGCATCCTTATCCCGCTCTGCTTCCGTCTTCTGAGCATTGATCTTATCCTGGGTATCGGACTCTTCTTGCGCCTTCGTAATTTCCGCGCCGATCCTGGTTACTTCCTCAACTTGCTCGGGAGTCAGAGGTTTGCCTCCTTGCGCAGCTTGCGCTTTTCGTAGAAGAGATGCAGGGGAATAGTCATCAGCGATGGATGCCTGCCGCATCCGGCCAGCCTCGCCCCATGTTGACCCTATCTTGCGCGTTGCCTGGTCCAGGTCTTCCAGGTTCGCCATCGCCTTATCGTAGTCCTGCTGGGCTTGTGATCTCTCCTCTGGGCTCGCAGACTCGTTGTTAATTACTCCGGCCAACTGTTCGATATCGTTGGTTAGGTCCACCCGGTGATGAAGCAACACCGCTTCATCGGTCTTGCTGGTCTTCGGACTTGGATCAGCAAGGATGCTCTTTACAAGCTTAGGTCCGGCTTCCTTGTCTTTAGCAATTATGTCAATCGCCTGATCCCACCATTCCCCAAGAGTCTGCTTGGCGTGGGACATGAGTGGTTGTTGTCCGCGGGCAACACGAGCTTCATCCACCGCAGCGTTTTTGTTGGAAAGCATCTGCCTGTTGGCCTGCATCTCTTGCGCTTCCTTTGGCCCCATTGCGCCTGGACCGCCAACGTAATTCTCGGGTGTCTCTTCTCTCCTTATATTAATTCTCACTCTACCAGGTTTTGTCCGCTGAACAGGAGGCCGCTCATTTGCTTGAACGATTGCGTGGTACGTCTCACCTCCACGATAGACCTCTGACTGGGGAAGCGTTTCATGGTTTAGACCATATTCCTGGAGCGTTTCCTTAGTGGGGAAATCAAACCTTTTAAGCTCTATGTTTCCGTTAGCAGACTCTTCAACTAACTTCCTCTTAAAGTCATCCAGAGATATATCAGAGCCAGTTTTACTGCGGTACTTTTTCCATGCGTTAAGTATGGACACCATCCGGCTGTTGAACAGATTGACATCCTCTGGAAGCGAATTGATATCACGCACGAACGTATTAACTGGTGCCGCTTCAGGGGCAGCTTCCACAGCCGGTGATTCGGCATCCTTGAGCTGCACACGCAAATGAGGCTCACCAGCAACTTGGATCGCTGCGTTGCGGTCGTTCTCATTCGAGAGTGACCAGTCCCCCTTTGTAGGGTTGACGGTGCCGTTGCGGCTTTCTTGGCGAAGCCAGTCCTGCAATGGCTTTAGCGGCACACCAGAGCGCTGCTGAAGATCAGAAATCAGGACATCCCGAAACCCGGAGTTCTGCTTTATCTCGTTGTACGCAGACCTAACTTTGTCCTGTTGCTCTTTGGATAGAGGCTCTTCTAGCTGCGTCTGCGCTGGCTGAACGCCACCGCCACCGCCTGTTTGTCCGCTTTCGCCTTGCCGTGCTTGCGTTTGGTCTGCTGGTACGTTTTCCCCTTGTGGAACTCCGCTATGTTCCGGCTCAATGTTGCTTTGCTTTTCCCCTTCTGTAGTGGCATTTTGTTCGCTCCTTTTTTGGATTTCTTGTTCTACTGCTTGGTGAAGCTCAGGCTCGTTTTCTTTGATACCGGGACTAGCCGCGGCCTCTTTTAATATGTCATCTGGGATAGCGCTAACATGATCCGCGATCTCTTCTGGGGTTGGTTTACCACCAGCAATATGCTTGGCCCCAAGACCCGCAAATAGAGAAGACACGACCGCCCCCATTGCGCCTTGGATCTTCCCTTGTTCGGTCTTCGCGTTTAGAGCTTCCTTGGTCTGATCAATAGCGCTGCGCGCCATCTGTGTGGTAAAATACCCACTCAGTAATTTACTCTCCGGCATCGCAAACATGCCTGGGTTTTCCAGCATCGTGGTCAGATCGAAAAGCGTGTTGTGATAAGCCTTCAGAGCTGCGTCAATCTTCGTGTCGCTGGGGCTAGGCTGTAGATATTCCTTTTGCTTATCCTGTGCAATCGACTCTAAGGAGGTGTCTTTGCCTTGGGCTGCCAGCTTCGCGCCGCGGATAGCCGAATCAGGCGAAGTGGCTTCCATCGTTACATGCAGGATGGCCGGGATCAACCCTTCTTTGTCGATCCTGCTGCCCAAGGGCTTGTACTCGTATTTCTGGCTGCCATCTGGGTTCTTGCCGAAAGGGACCGCTTCTTCGATCTGCTGGGCCTGGGTAGGGCCAAATAACGGAGAGAAGTAACGTTGCAAACTCTCCCATTTAGATTGCCCTGGGCTAGCTGATAGCTGTGGCTCATTCCGCTTTGCCTCCCGGTCAATCCGCTTCTGCATCTCCGCATCGATCGTGTCACCTACCGAAGGGGGCTTAGGAAGATCGACAGACGGCTGTGCTGCCGATTGGGGCTTCTCTTGAGCAGCGGCAGCAGCGTCTAGCATCTGGTCCACCGAAGGAGTTTTCTCCTTGGCAGCCACATCAAGCATTTCATCAATCGATGGCATAGCCCCGGCTCTTTAACAGCTCTTTAGCCTTTGCGCGATCACCATTTGCATCGGAGAAAGCTTTGCTCACATCAGCTTGAGTGGGCTGTTTCTTGGTGGGTGCTGAATCGGAGCTTCCATCTAAGTTCGATAACCGCTGTGTAAGCCCAGATGCCTGCTCCTGCTTGGCGTCTATCTTCTGCTGTATGCCCTGCATCTCCTTCTGGGCATCACGAGCCTTTTTAGTCCATTGAGCCTTTTTCTTTGGATCGGTTTCTTGTACTATCGCGGTTGAGTACGACTCGTAGCTCTTGCGTGAGTCACGAAGCTGGGTCTCCAGTTGTGCGATGTCCTTCTGCACCGGTTCAAGCTGGTCCTTGATCTCCATTCGGTGCTCTGTGCGAAGCCTTGATGCCGTTGCGTCGTCGCCCCGTTTGTCAGCGGCATCTATCCGCTCTTGCATCATATCTAGCCGACGCTCATCACGGCTGGCCTTGTCTTGCGCTAACTTCTCTCGGGCATCAGCACGGGTTTGCACAGCGGATTGCTCGATTAGCTTACTCTTCTGAGCCTCCAACCGGCTAATCTGGTTCAATGCGTTGTCGTAAAGAACATGGTTGCCCTTCGTTACGACAGCCGGTAGCATAGACTGCAAGGTAGCAATCCGCTTATCAATCGCAGTGATCGGCTCCCGGAACATGTCCATTGGGCTACCAGTGAGGGCGTTGTTAGACGCAGTTGGGGGGTTGCTTGAGCCAGTATCCACACCAACGATTTTCCAGTTTACAGGGGTTTTCCCATCAGCCCCAACGGCCTTGGTCATCCCATAAGTTAGGTCAATGCTGGCGTCCTTGTTGCCAAGCAAGTCCACTACCTTTCCGCGCTGAGTCTGTCCCGTCTGTGGGTTAGTTACTTCGACAACGACGTTTTTCCAATCCCGGTACGGGATACCTGCCCCCTTCAGGTCATCCGGATGCAGCGCAACTCCAACTAGGTTAGGGTCGCGAGTGTTGGCACCCTTAAACCCAACCCCGTTATCTTGCGTATCGACAGTGCCGTCTGGATTAAGACCAAACGTTGTGGCCGTTCCAGCTCCAGCACCGTCACTTGTGGTAGTTGTCTGCGCTCCAGGAGTTCCAGCGATAGGCATGTTATATTCAATCTGGCTGCCTAACTGGCTAAACATCATTCTACCAACTGGTGTAGACGCGCCAAGCGGGAACGCAGCAGCAATGGACATCAGCTTAGTCATGGAGTCTGGCTTGCTGGTGCCATTCGGGTTGAACAACTCCGCACCCTTAATAGCTGTAGACATGTCCTTTGTCTGAGTATTGGCTTCAGTGCGAAGCATGCTGGAACGGATGTTGTTTCCAATATCCTCCGCGTTCTTACTCATGCTCGCCATGAACTGAGCCATGAGCGGGTAGATAGATCCTGGGTCTTTGACGCCTAAATCGAATTCTTGAATAGCCATGTTGGTTACTCCGGTTAGTTCACACGACTCAACCCATCATTCCACCCATCATACCTCCCATTCCGCCGCCACCTCCGCCCATTCCACCACCTCCCATACTTGATCCAGCTTTCATACCGCTCATTGCCCCGTTGTATATTTGCATGCGGTACGCGTAATCAGCGTCCAGCTTCTCCTGTTCGTACTTGTTCAGCGCGGCGATGTTGGATAGATTTGCGCTGTTCAAGTCGTTGTTGTTGCTCATCCCGATGTTCAAGGCGGTGTCCAACCCCGGCAGGAACGACATAGGGCTAGAGAGAACCGGGCTAACGATACCAGGATTTATGATGCCAGGGTTTACAAGGTCGGGGGATAAAGCTTTGGCTTGGGAATTAACTTGCATCCCCAGATTAGTTCCCATCTGCGCGAGGTCAAGACTGCTAACCCCTAGATTGCGCAGATCAAGGGATGTAGCCGCGCCGTTTCCTATAAAGCTAGTTCCTGTGTGGTTGCCACCTGCAAATCCATTTTGAATCCCCTGCGAAGCTGCTGCTCGCCCAATACTTGACACCACATCAGCAGGAAGTTCACCCTTGGCAAAGGACAGAGCATTGTCCCCAACAGTTTTTTGTATCGCGGTGAAATCCGGCTGAATAGTAGTGTAATCCTTCAACGCTTGATTTAGGTTGAAAGCATTGGTCTGGGCTGCTTGGCCACGGTTGAACGCATTGGTCTGGGACGCTTGGCCACGGTTGAAAGCATTAGTTTCTTCCGCTTGACCACGGCTAAAGTCGTCGGCAGCGGAAGCCATCTGAGTTGCATCACCCCAATTACCTTTAACGATGCTTTGCCACGAACTAAGAGCATTGCTAAGATCAAACGCTTTTGGGTGAAACAGTTCAGGCTGGTACATGTTTCGCTTCCCAGCGAGTGCCGCGCCGCCGGCCCCCACAAGTCCGCCAACGACCATTCCGCCAAGTGCCATGTAGCTCATAACTGCGACTCCTCAATAGAGTTCATCTTTTCTTGTTCTAAGCTAGCATGGTGCTCCCTCCATGCTTCGCTTTTAACCACTAGCATATCTTCTAGTTTAGCAACGTTGGTTTCATCGGTTGGGTGAACCGTCAGCCAGTGCATGTCTTCAACGATGAATAGGAGTTTTCGCACTCCGGGGCCGCTCTTAAAAATGGCGGGAGCGGAAATCTCTTCTACCTTCTTTCCATCCATCACCACGTTGGCTTTGCCTGTCAGCACAATATTGAAGTGCTCGGTCTTATGCTCGTGGCCAAGCACCCATGCTCCGGCAGGCATGTGTATCCCGCGAATGTAGACGCCCGGGGCAAAAAGATGAACAAGCTCACACTGCAAGTCCCCAATGGGTAAAAGCTTGCGCTCCAGTTCAGCCTTATCAATCGGGCATTCCTCAGTGCCAGTGGCGGCCATGTGCTCTCCTTTGATTAAAGCTGCATCCGGTTGAAACCTGTATCGGAGCTACGGTCGCATCAGACTCTTCGTCTCGAAGTTCCTGTTCCAGTTCATTAACTGCCAGAGCGATATACTGGTCGAACGATTTTGCATCGCCAAGGGTTTGCGCGGTGATGGCCTTCACACCCCAAATGATGGCATCAAGATTCCCGATCACGAGTTGATCGGCGTCCGCGGAGGCGGGGAAGTAGCGAAGTTTCCCAAGGATCTTGACCCGGTGAATCTTGTGGTGTCCGTGATGCTTTGGCAGCCTCTTACGGCGGTAAGTGGGGCTAGTGATATTCGGCCCATAGGTGGCTAGCAGCCCGTAGGTGCCATCGGGGGCAACCCAATACACGTTCACCGGCCCTGCCGTGACCGGCTTGCTGCAAAACTGTACATCGTAACAATCGGTCTGAGTGAAGTCCATCTGCCGGTCAACCTGAATCGTGAGGTTCTCGGTAACCCACTGATTGTACCGGTTTAAGACCCGGAAGGTAAGCGTCTTTCCCGCGTCTGCATCGACTCCGGAGATTGCAAGATGCGCGTTGGGAATTTGCGGCAACAAGGTCGGGGTCGCCCATCCATCGCCTAAGTCCATCAGTTCATGGCCATGGCAGTGATGCCGCCAATGGTGGGATCCGCGGTGCCTGCCCATCTCGTAAGACTGCTCACGCTGCACAGCTTCTTGCCCGTCAACCATCACGCTGCGAATCTCGTTGATCTCCGGCGGAAGCGCGAATACCTCCTGGCACACGTCAATGCAACGCGGCACCACAGTCCCTTTCGCGTCAAGACGCACAATCAAGAGCCGCTGGGCGCGGTTTACGGCGTCCACGGCCGCTTGCCTGTCGGTTAAAAGACAGATGCCACTATCACCCACATTCGGGGCTACTGGGCCTAATACTTCCCCAAGGGCTAAATTCATTACGGTATAGCAAAGCTAGAGGTTGAAATTACGCTGCCGCTTCCCGTCTGGATGGTTATAGCCCCAGTAGTGGCACCCGTAGGCACGGTGGCGGTAATCACAGTATCACTAACGACGGTAAAGCTAGCTGGAGTGCTATTGAAGTCCACCTCGGTTGCGCCAGTAAACCCGCTTCCGTATATCGTTACAGATGAACCCACGGCAGCGTGAGTCGGGTTAACTCCCGCGAACGTAGGGCCGGAGGCAATGGCATTCGGGGGAGCGGTAACCGCCCACGCGAATGTGAGCCCGACGCTCTTTGCCGGTGCAGAATCAAAGTGGATAGTGCATCCTGTGGTGGTCTGGCTCCCTTGAACTACCCACCAGTTGAAAGCCGCGCTGATCGCTGCATTGCTATCCGGGCCTTGGAAGCTTAGGTGCACGATGTAGTTGGTAGTGCCTAACGGCACAGTCCAAGAAATGCCCGCGGTGCTAACCCCGCTCACTGCTGGCGGTACGGGAGCAAAGTTAGTCGCAAACCGGGTATCTGGAAGCTTGGCAAGAACACCCTGAATAGCCGCAGTGTTTTGCTGGGCAATCTGCAAAGCCTGCGCGCCGGTCGAGTCCTGAGTTGGGAGAGACGATCCAGAGTTGCCAGCGGTTCCACCAACTGAACAGAAATCCTGGACTAGATTCAATACGTCAGTTCCATTCCTGACACATTGCCTGTCTGAGGGACACGTCGCGGCCACAATCGGCATTGAGTTTTGAGAATTACCGGCCATAGGCTTCTAACAGTTTACAATCGAGTAATCAAAATCTCCGGTATCCGGGCATTGTACCGTTGAGCATGGTGCCGAGGGAACTGCGCAAGCGGTAGGCTCCGCGAAGTTGTCTTTGTTGGTCTGCTCCTTGGTGACCATCGTTACACCAAACCGGTCCACGGTGGCGGCCCCTGTGAGCTTAATGCGGAACTGTGACGCCCTGAAGATGTTCGCCAGAAACCGGCTGCCGTCTACGCAAGCGTCGTTGGGCTGGCCTAAGTCCTTGCGATCCCAACTCTGGTTTTGACCTAAGCCGGTGCAAGTGCACCCAACTGTGGTGCTTTTCCAATCCAGGAACACCGGAGCGTTGTCTAGTTTATACTGAATGGTCAAGCCCACCGGGTCATTGATCTCACTCAGCTCGATATTGCCGCCGATCAATCGCTTGTGAGTAAACCGATTGCTTTGAATCCCGCAATACCTCGGCGTGTCGTAGAACGAAACGATCGCACTCCTTTGTCCGTTGCCGAAGTCGTAATCCCCCTGCTCCTCGAACTCGTAGACCCGGTTTTGTCCGTCGCAATCGAAGCTAAAAACAAAGGCCCGGTGGTTCCCGCCATCGTAGCCTTGCACCAACGCAGTCGGCCGGATGCCAGTCCAAAGCCCATACCACATAGGGGTGGACCCGGAGAGCTTATTGTTGGTCTGGAAATCCAGCACTACCATTCCACGGTGGTAACGGTGATAGCCATAACCAGGCGTAACGTTCGCCTGCATCATCGGCATTACCGTGGAAAAAAGCATGTTGTTCCAACTAATCTGGCTGGAGAACTCCAAAAGCGATTTGTTCTCTTGGGATAGCCACTTGTCCACGTCATAGCTAATCGGGACTTGACTGTACCCGCTGGCGAACTCCTGGCGGCTATTTCGGTAAGTGCGAATGCCGTCCTTGCTCTTGTACACCAAATCCCCATTAACGAGCGCGAGAGAGTGGGTAGACGCGCATCCCATCCCTACTAAGCTGATGCGTTGCACCTGGGTGTTTAGCCAGTTTGCGCGCGGAGCCGAAAAGTCAAAAGACGTGGCTCCATTGCGGCACAACACCACCAGCTCATTCTGGCCAGAGCCCGTGTCCAGGTAAGGCATCGGCGTGATCCCCATGATGTCGCCGAGCGATGCCGCGATGTCGAAATACCCGCCTTCGTTCCAGTACGTCTGATCCGTGAACATGTAGATGTCACTGGAATTATTTTGGTGGTTGCCGTAAGCTATGTCGCTGACCGCAATCTGGTTTCGCCCATCAGCGCTAGTGACCACCATCCGGCCGTAGATGAAAGCCATTGGGCCGCCCGTGGGCATCTGGTTTAGCGTCGGCTGACTGCGGAAACAGTTCTTCGCGTTGGTGGGGTCTTGCCCGTTCCAGATGATGCAGTTCTCTTCCCCGTTCTGGGCAAAGAGCCACTCGTAACCCTGCTCAAACCAGGTGTGCATCAGGAGCGGGTTGTTACCACTTCTGATGTTAATAACAGTCCCAGTCTTGCCTGAGAGCTGAATCCCGAATATGGTTCCCGCGATTGCCACCACGATGTAGTTTGGCCAGTAGAGCGGGACCGATCCACCGATTACCTGGTTGGTGGTAGGCGGCCGGCCTGAATAGAAAAAAGCCCCTTGGACATTGCCAGTCCGGAACAACTGCGCATCCGCATCACTGGCAAATGTCAAAGCCAGTTCCCGAAAGGGCGTCCTGGTCCTGTTGTACCCCCCACGGAAACTACGGTTTACCGCATTAGCACAGCTCGACGCGCCGATGATAGAAGGGTTGCCCCCTTCCATGCCTGTTAGCGCGTCGTGACCGTCGAAAATGGGGGTAGCCGTTGCCATGTTGTTACGGCGCGTAACGAGTCAGGATCAGTTGTAAGTTTCTAAGCTGGCACCCTACCACCGTAGCCGCTGTGGAGCTAATTTTTAAGGAAATCAAGTCTCCAACATTCAATGAAGTTAAATGCGATCCAACAGTAGTAGCACCTACCTGATAAGTATAGTTAACAGATAGACCGCCAGCACCCGCGTTCTTGCAGACCCCATTTATATAAAGCCATACTGCGGGAGATGAAGCCGAGTTTACTATGGGCTTCCCAAATACGCCTGCCCAATCAATCTGATAGCTACCTGCTTGGTCTATTTTTATAGTAAATGAATCCTGTACGTGCGCAAGGCCGCTAGCGTCACTAAGCTCGTTACCTATGTAGCAATTACCATTGGCTACTAAATTTTGGTTAGGAAAATTGGTTTGAGTGTTATCACGAACAGTATCCTCATAGTACATCGCTTTAGCAGATTGCACAGACGGGCTGCCCTTAACCAAGGTATTAGTAGCACTCAACCCTATAGCACTAGCAATCGTCCCCGATGGAATCGCAGCGCCATTGACATTGCCAAGAGTGAGCAACCCATTGCAGACGATGGCTGTGTTAGCTGTAATGGTCCCGATCGTTAGCGGGTCAGGTATGTTGGTAAGCGGGAACGCCGCAAGCTTGAACCCCCCTACACCATCTGTCTGAAGTGCCAGGTTCGCGGTAGCCGGAGGTGTCAGCCGGTAATGAAGCCCGGTAGCGCCTGTTGCTACTACGAACGAACTGAAAGACGCGTTTGCGGTGATAGCTAGAGTCGGGTAAGGAATAGCCGGTTGCTGAGTCCAAACCACATTCGGCGTTTGCGCTCCGCTGACAGGATCTTGCTGGACCATCAACAGGCCGTTGAGCACATTCAAGCTCACGTCGCGCAATGGCAGAAGCCGCCGTGGGCAAGTTCCCGAATCCGACACAATGACGTTGAGCCCAGACGATACTGTGCCTGGGTCAGCGCACTGACAGTTGCTTGGGAGGCTGGCCGAAACACCAGCACATGGACTTGGTTCGCAAGGGTTACCGGCCATACGGATTGACATTTTTAAGGGTAAAACGTAAGAAGTCAACGCTTATAACCACTACACCACCATGATACAAAGCCTCATCCTACTCGTATTCGACGATACCGATTTAGCCGCGCTTAATCTCGCCGCAGCCTTTGCAAAGTCCTTGGCTGTCGAGAACTTATGGGTACTGCATAACCCGCAACTAGGGCTCTCCGGCTCCCCGCAAGATGCGGAGTTGGCATTCCGCATTGAAGAGCTGGGGGTAGCAGAACGCCAAGCTGCGGCCCGGCGGGATTACACAAGCGCCGCACAGTACCGGGACCAGGCCAACGGACTCGAAGTCGAACGCGGGCTTGCGATCAAGCAAGGCTACAAGTCGATCCCTCCTACCGAACTCCAAGCGGCATACGACAAAGCTTTTGAAGCCATCACCCAAGAATCTACCGGTGCAAAAAACATCCTCATCGAAGCGATCCCGGACCCGCTCAACAAGAACCAAGCCTTTCAGTTTCTCCAGTCTCAGGCCACATCGAACTGGATCGATCAGATCCATCATGGCGAATATCTGGTCGTCTGGGCGGGGGCCATCCACGGTCAACTTCCTGCTCAAGTGGAGACGGACCCAACGGCTGACGTGACGGACGAGAAATCCGATATCACGGCTTTCGGTCTCATCCCTGGGCAAGAGTATTCGATTGAAGCTCTGAAGACGATGGACGTTGAACTTGTTCGCGAGTACGCGAAGACCAAGGGTGTCCAGGACGTCCACAAAAAGAACAAGTGGCAAGTCATCAAAGCCCTTCAGAACCTCGCTGCTGTAGAGAGTTTGTAAGCTGATGGCCGACGCTCCCCCCAAGTATAGCGAAGAGTTCCTTCAGAAGCGAGCCGAGCTGATCCGCAAGGCGATCCGGGAGAAGATCGGGAAGGGCAAGCCGATGCACCCCTATGAAGTGGAGGCAATAGCCTACAACGATCTTCGGTTTGGATCGCCTTTGCGGCCAATCTTCCTGCTTGGGATGATGAAGCTACAATGGGGGCACGACCCGCTTATTTTCTCGGTCGAGCACGAGGGGGAGAAAAACGAGTGGGCCTACCGGCAGATACACCGGTTCTGCTGCGAGAAGTTCCCCGTGTTCATGGGGTGCGGTTCATCTGGAAAGAGCTACATCCCATCGGCGTGCGCCTACACCGCCTGGAAGGCCAAGCCGTGGGCAACCAGTGTCTTCTTCTCCACGACCAGCGGTGAGGCAGCCGAGCAGCGGGGCTGGGGGTACATGAAGAACTTCTTCCGAAATGACCGCTGCCCGATCGGGGCCGTGCTCCTGGAGTACAAGAAGTCGATCGTGCTGGAGGAAAACGTCAAAGCCGACGACAAGAGCGACCGGGATTTCCGTAACTCGATCCACCTGGTCATGATTAAGCCCGGCAACGAGGGAGACAACGCCTTGGCAGCCATCTCCGGCCGTAAGAATGAAAACGTGATCTGGATCAAAGACGAGAGCCAGCTAATGACCAACGACACGACGTTGGCCGAGGCTAACCTTTGCACGAATCCCTTCTGCCAGATCATTGATCTTGGCAACGCCCCAAAAGAAGGGACTCAGTTCTACGAGACCGCCAAGCCTTACGGGCCGGGGTACGAAGACGGTTACCGCTCTATCGACACCAACACGGCTACCGGTTGGCCTACACGTAGCGGATACTGCGAGTGGTTCGACGGGGAGAAGAGCCCCAATCTGCGGTACGAGGGCAAGCCCCCGTTCCGTGGTATCATCTCCCGGGACTCGATTGCTGAGATCGAGCGGCGTAGTGGGGGCCGGGACACGCCGGGCTTCTGGGTCCAAGTCAAAGGCTTCCCGCACTCGGCGGAAGTCGCGGACACGGTTCTTACCCAGGACGTGATAAAGCTAAACCTCGCCAACACGAAAGCCATCTGGAAGGGGAGCCCAGTCAAAGTTCTCGGTGGCGGGGATCTGGGATTCCGCAAAGATGGTGACCCATGTATGGCTGCCTTTGGCAAGCTCGGGGTGTGCTCGGACGGGGTGAAACGTCTTGAGATCGAGCCCCATGCGGTGCTGATCGCTCCTTCAAAGGATTCGCGGCTTTCGTTTGAGGATCAGATCGCCTTGCGATTTATCGAGGAGTGCGACCGGCGGGGATGCACTGAGTTTGAATTGGATATCTCGGGCGACGGCGGCAAGATTTACGGAAGCTGCCTAAAGCTATCTGGGGGGCGAATCAACTTCATCCCGACCTCGTTCATGGGTTCCCCAGATGATGTGCCTATCGGCAACGGCGATACCCGGCTATGCTCGGAGGTTTACGGCAAGAAGGTCACCCAGCTCTGGATGAATATGCGGTCGGCCGTGATCGCTGGAGTGATTCGCGGGATGTCGCTACAATCTGCCATGACCGAGCAGTTTTGCGCCCGCAAGGTGATTGAGCAGAACTCGGGTAAGAAACAGGACGTAGAGAAGAAGGACGAGATGAAGAAGCGCATCAAGCGCTCCCCGGATGACGCCGACTCGTGCGTGCTACTGGTCAACAACGCCCGGCGGCACGGGCTTAGTGATTCGCTTGGGGTGGTGACCGGCGGGGACAAATGGGACGACGATGAAGAGGACCGCAAGGTGATCCCGTATCAGCAGGGGTTCACGGTGGTGAAAGCTTATCAGGGGCGCTCGGGGGTAGGGTATTCAGCAAGGTAGGATGCGGATTATCTCTTTGCCCTTGCTCTGGGCGTAACGAACACAGTTGCCGGTGCCGCCGGGTGTGCCGTCCCAAACGGCAATTAAGATGTCGCACTTGTCAACCATGTACTCATTTCGCCTTTGCATCTTCGCGGCTGAATACCCTCCATCACAGACTACAACCACCTCTTCAGCCAACTTGATTAACCGTTGAAATTCCCTCTGCGATTGCTCCGGCCATTGCGACTCTTGCCCTTTGAACGGTACGGCCGCGACAAAAGGAATGCCTAACTTTACGCATACCTGTGACGCCCATTGATCTACCCCAAGAGCCATTCCTGAAATAGCACGGTCTGGGTTTAAGCCAATCAGTTCAAGCTCTATTCTCCAAGTTACATATCGAGAAGTCGGGTTCGGGGTTTTGTACCCTCCCAATTTGTTTGGCCGATGACCTGTGAAAGCAACAATCATGGTGCCGAATACTCCTCAAGATAGCCGGTGAGCTTTTCAGCGTGTTCACCGTCGTATCGTCTGCCGCTCTTAGTATGGATCAAGTGATCGAAGCCCGGTGAGCAATCCGGGAGAAAGTGACGTAACCCCCATTCCTTGTTCTCGCATGGCACCGATGTCGTGAACGGGATACCGAGCCGGGCGAACGCGAGAGCCCACAAGTCCTTATCCCCATGGTTGTGCCTGTAGAAGAACTCCGGGTGGTGGTTGAAGTAGCAGACCAGTTCGATGGCTAGCAAGTGTCTCGCTCGGTCGATTATGAGTTGCCCCGCTTCCATCTCCGACACCGAGTTGATTTTGAGGCCCAGTGCGGGGAAGGCCCAATCGCTGCGGCGGTGGTTGCAGATGTCAGGAAAGAAGACGGCACCGGTTTCTTGATACTCCGGGATCGAGGTGAGATCGGCGGCAGGCACTAGCGGTATGCAGTCGCTATCGAGAAATACGATGTGCCGGAAGCACGAGTTGAACACTGCATCAGCTTTGAGCGGCCATCCTCCTTTGGTCTCCGTGGATTGTCTATGCAGGCAGTCGGGTATGCCCCAGTTCTCAAGGGTCTCGTCTGAACCAACCCATACCTCAATCGGGGTGGAGTCTTTCAAGACTTCGCGGATGAAGCGGCAAGTGGCGTAGCCGTATTTGGCGTACCGCCCACCGGCTGCCATGACGTATCCGGTGGTTTGGGGAGTAGCTGAGTTGGGAGGCGGGGATGAGTGGTAAGAAAGCAACTCGTCTACCACCAGGTCGATCACCGGCTTAGCCGTGCGGTCGGTAAGCTGCGTGTGGAGCAGGATGTCTAGGGAGGAGAGGAAGACGGATTGCATAGGAGTTGTGGGTGTTATAGCAGCCGAAGCCACCGGCTTACAATCTCTCTGTCGCGTTCTTCCCGCTCCGCTTTGAGGGGTCTGCGGCCTTCCACGATGTAAGGAGGGTAGTTGGCCGGGTCGCTGCTGCCGACCGTGTGTGAAGCAACCCCAATGCTCCATGTGGCTTTTACCTGTGCCTCCAGTTCGTCGTATTCCTTGTCAGAGAGTACCGGAGCATCCTCGACATAGTAGAGGTAGCGGTGACGCAGAATAACGTCTTCTGCGTGTCCCTGGGAGAGGAAGCGGGGCATTACCGGATCTTCTTAAAAAAGCGAGGTTCTACTCCCGCCATCTCTGCGACCAGTCCGGGGTTGTCGCGGAGGAAGGTGAATAGGCCAACCTCCAGAGCGCACACCACTGTCTCATCGCGGGAAACGTTTTGATGGCCGTTGTGGTCGAGCACCAAATGGATGACTTCGTGCAGAAGCGTGGAGTGTTTCATCGACTCCGGCAGAGACGCGTTTAAGTGAAGCCGGTTGTCCTTGATGTTGGTCTGCCCGAGATTGTTTTGAGAGAAAATGTTTGGGGGCACCTCCACGATGTCAACCTGGTGCCCGTAGAGCTTGAGGGATTTGTGTTTCATAGGGAGCAGTAGCAAGGTAGAAGTTTTGTCCCGCAGCGTGGGCAAACACCAAATTTGTTTTCCGGTGTCGCTATGAACCCTAGCCGCTGTTCGGTGACATCCTCAACGGGGATGTCCATTAGTTCCGGTTTGCACTCCTGAAAGTGCATCAGAGCGAACAGATTCCAAGAAGCATGGGCGAGGTGGTCTTCGCTCGTGTCCCCGGCAAGGAACTGGTTTATGTGGGCAAGGCAATGGTTGATAAGGTTGCTCGCCGGGATTCCTTTGGTCCAGTTGTGGTCGCCGTACTTCTGGGAGCCTTCTCCGTAGGTCTCAGCGAGTCTGCGTAGACCGACTGGGGAAATGAGGTCAAAGCGTGCTGGAAAGCCGCTGCCGTCGCCTGCAACCCCATTGGAGCGTACAGCGCCCGTGGAGAACTGTTCGTGCCCTTCTCGGGTCATCTGGGCCTGGTTGTCGATAGAAAGGGATACTTCTGTCATGGGGCGTAGGCTAGGGAGACTTGTATGGTTGGTCAAGTGTTTACCTGTAGAAGTGGCTCAGTGGATAGGAATGGTAAGTGTTAAGGTGGGGTGGAGGAGTGGGGTTTTAGGGAATACGGATATTTCGTTGTGGGTGCCTATACGCGTGGGACTCCCGAGCTCGGCTGACAGCCCACCCCACCAGACCCTACCCCTCGAAAACCTATTGGAAAACGATCCCTTAGAGGCTCTTACGAAGACTCGCGAAGCCGCTTACACGCGATTTCCCCCGCTACCTTGAGACCCGGTCGACGGACAAAAGCCCTACAGATTGCGACTTAATATGATGCGTATAGTACGATGTTGTCTGGGTAAGTGCCTGATGTTCAATGACTTACATCATATCCAACTGCGCAGCAACCGACGCACCACCAGAAGCAATGAGCTGTAAGCGTACATGCGGCCGGGCTTCTGCCGCTCCTCCCGCGCCTAACATTCCTTGTAACTGGGCCGCCAGCTCAAGGGCTTTTAACTTACTGGGGGTCTTCACCTTACGCCCGTATTTCGTATCTTCCACGGACTCACAGAGCGGGGAATGTTCATCGATCTGCCCCACGGGGGTTTTCACGACGTCCCGCAGGAAAGAGTGCATTTCATGGGCTGTAAGAGCCACATTCTCAGCGTGTTCCGCTTGCAGCTCTTCCACGCGTTCCCACACATCAATATTGCGCATCAGGTTACACGCATTTTGGCCGGGCCATCCGACCGCACCATAAGCGATGCGGTACGCTTCAGACTGGCTTTTCCCAAGAGCCACTTCTCTTGCAAAACGCTCTTGACGTGGGTTTTTCAGCTTAGGCATGACCCACTTTTTACGCCTATTGTGTAATAAGTCAAACCTCCACTCTCTCACCAGGTTTTGACGGTCGCGAGACCGGGTAACAGCTTACACGATATTACACACGCTCACCTCCATCAGTTCACACCGTCTTAATGATTACTCTTCACTATTTACCGTTGGTCAGGATTAGCCACAGTTTTTCCGAAAAAACTCAATTTGATACCCTCATCACCTCTTTTGTTTTTTCTCTCTTAGCCAATAAGTAAACCAACAGTAACTAGTTAATAGTAGAAACACTCTGTACTCATTAAGGTTTCCTCTTATACCCTTAACAGCTTACTACGTTTCTTGTCTATTAGCTTAACTAGACAAGGACTCACGTTTTTGCATTAAGATTACTACAAATTTCATTAAGATTTTTCCAAAAACAGCCGTTTACCACAAATTTCATTAAGGAAAACCCTGCTTTACCTTGTCAAAAATTAAGGGTCTGCTACCTTATACCCCTTATACCTCCACACACCCACCATATATGCCTAAGAGACTGTCACCTACTCAGCAGGAGATATTTGACTACCTGGAAAACGGAGCAACGCCTGAAGAAATACAGCGCTCCCTAAAGATGACTCCAAACTGTTACCGGGTGCACTGTTACAACATCCGGCAGAAGTTGGGCCGGGAAGCTCTGCCGGGGACATCCTACCACACCCTAACAGATAAAGAGCCCACATCCGCGCAATGGGACGCACTCTATGCTGTGTACGTGCAGAAGCTCACAGTCGAGCAGTTTGCCCGCGAAAGCTCTCTCAAGCTCCAAACGATCTACAACCACCTCAGCAAGGGCCGAAAAGCGCTGGGGCTCCCCCGTGGTGCTAGTGCACGGGACATCCGTGCAGCTATGGGCTATGGGCCGGAAAAACGAGAAAACCCGATGGATGACCCGATGTTTTAAAAAACTTTTTTCACCTCACAACCTACTCACCTACAACGCTTTACAACTATTTTCAAAAAAGTCTCTTGACTAATTAGGCAACCAACGATAGTCTCACCCACGTAATAACGGATGCACCGGCGACACAGGGGACGAGACTGGGACTCTACGGAGTACAGAACACCTGATAGAGCTGGAGCATCGAAAGTGGCCTAACACTATGAGCACACCACACATACAGCCCGCCACATGGCTCACCTTGGCAAACACCTACGCCAGCCTACTCTCAGACACGGCGCTTGTTAAAACCCTCACACACGCGGAAGTGCTACAGCTTGAGCGCAACGGCAACAAAGCCCTAGAGCGCTACCGCGACGCACAAGACCGGGAAGAAAACCAAGTCACGGAAGGAGAGAAATAGGGCTATGCCACTCATTACAGACACTCAGCGCTTAAAAGGAGCGAAGTCTCGCTTCGGATACCCGATCCCAGTTTATGACGATGGATATGGGAAACTTTACATCCACAGGGATTCAATGGGGATTTCTGGTATCGTCCGCGCTCAAACCTAGGAAGAGGCTTACGAAATTTGCGAAGACGAATTTTTCCCGGAAGCAAGCGAGACCATCGAAGAGATTCGCAAGGAATACAATTACACTATACGGGAGTCCAAGATTATCCGCCCACTAGATGGAAGTGCAGAACGTGAGGCGGTTGAATCAGACTACCCCTTGCAACCCGGTCAATTCGTCCGCTGGGAAACGGTCAAAACGCCAGCTCCAGAAGGCGAAGACGTTTGGGCAGATAACGAGCTTTTCCAAGAGGCTTTCGGATTCCGCCCTAGTGGTCCGAACTCCAAAGACGTGCAGAAACACTGGATTTACGCCAAAGACCTAAATGGCGACAGCTTGCAGCCGTTAACCGCCGAACTTGTAGCGGAGCTTGAGATCACACTCGAAATTGAGAACGAGGAGTAAACCGCCATGCCTAACAAACCTATCTGCCTAAAATCCATTGACCTGGTGCAGAACACCCTTCGCCTGCTTCAGCCCATCCGCACGGAGTCCCCACGCATCGAAAACGCATGCAAGTGTCTCGAAGCAGCGGAAAACGAGCTTTTGACAGAGCTTGGCAAGGTTCTGCTACCGCCGGACCCATCGGATAACGGAACTTCAGAAACTCTGTAATATGCCTACACTGTCAAAAGAACAGGAAGCCGAATTGCAACGGCTGAAAGGCTACTTCCCCTTCAGGATTATCTACGGCGCGTTCTCACCCGCTGGGGAATGGGAGTGCGGAGCAGCGACAACCAGGAGAACCCCTAACGCTTTAGCGCGTAAAGGCTACACTGTTTTTATTCTCAAATAAACCAGCAATCCCAACACACAACAAAATGCACCACTTCCAGCTTCACTCCTTCCTTCTGGGCGCGCTCCTCTCCGGAGCCGTCACCATGAGCATTCTCCGAAAACAATCCAAGTACAACTCATGGCGTCAATGGTGGTACCACGAAGGAATGGGCCTATGGTTCTTTGTCGCTGTTATGCTTTTCGCCTTAATCGCTCAATAACCTAACCACGTGTCGAAACCGGCTTCACCGCCGGTCTGCCGGAAACTAGCTAAACCGGCACTGAGGAGACTAAGCTAGACAACCGAAAACCGCTGGCACGCCGCGCTTAAGATGCGTTTGCAACTAGACAAAATGGAAAGATATAAAATCGTTCGTATGTACTTCAAAGGAGGCCGCCGTACTATCGCCACCGGTCTAACTCTCGAAGAGGCGCAAGCTCACTGCTCCGACCCAGAGACTAGCTCTAGCACTTGCACAAAGGCCGCTAATAAGCGGAGAACAGCTCTCAAGGGCCCATGGTTTGACGGTTACGAGAAGCAATAATATGGAAGCAATAGAGCAAGTCACAATGTATCGGACGAACGGGAAGCTTTTCGACACTGAGAAAGAGGCTATTGAATACAGGGAGAGCCTTGTGGCTCACTTTGTTGGGAAAATGCTCAATGAGACAGGTTGCCTCGCTAAAAGCTCTATTCCCGTCACTGAGTACCTTCTCAAAAACAAATCAATCTTAGTCGCTCTTCTCAATTTCTAATCCCATGAAAACGCCCCATAGCACCCTTTACCGCTACAGCGCTGAAGCTGTCACGGCCGCAAACCGAATCCCTACCGGGACGATCGCGGAACACGCCCACAAGATCGGCATGACCTTCGGCGAGCCACTTACCATCATGCTAGACTCTCTGCTGAAATACGCGGAGTCCTACCGCATTCGCCACGAGTCGCCACTCTCCGAAGACTATGTACTGGGCCCCGCGTGGTTACGCTCAATCGCCGCTACCCGCGAGCTGCTAAACGGAGACGGGGCAGATGCCATGCGCAAAAACATTACCAGCGACAGCAAGTGCAACGGCGCGCTTGAGAGCCTTTTCTGGGATGCAATAAATCACGCCGGTTTTACTGAGGCTGACGTAGAAGCGATTTAATATTATGGATAACAAAGACAGCTTTTTAACGATTCGTTACAAAAACTTTGCCATTCATACCTGTCAAAACAGGACGACAGGAAAAGAAGAGGTATGCTGGCAAGCATGGGACCACAGGACGACTCCAGCAAAGAGCGTTCATGCTGCAAAAATTGCAATTACCAAACGCCTCGCAAACCCACCAGGAAAATCGACAAAATGAGCACTCAAAACATTGATGCTTTTCTCCGGGCTTACCTAATCACTGCCCTTTGGTCTTCTACCGGCGACGATGGAGAACCGTTAGACGATCACTACACCTACGCCGATTTACACGAGCTTTCGCTTGAGCGCTGCAAACGCGATTGCGAAAACTTCCTCCACGCTGCAAGCGGGATCATCAGCGCGGCCATTGAAACCAGCGAAGTTGTGTGCGGTCCAGATTTTAACGAATGGGAAAGAGCTGCACACGATTTCTGGCTCACTCGGAACGGTCACGGAGCGGGTTTCTGGGATGGGGATTGGCCCGAACCGTTTGCGAGCCAGCTCACCGACATCGCGAAGACCTTCAGAGAGGTGAACCTGGTAGAAGGTTGCGACGGGGAACTCTACTGTGAATAGGCTTATGAACAAATACACTTGCGAAGGAATGCGGCCAGTGTTGGCCGAATCGTTCACGGAAGCGGCTCAAGTATTTGCAGCGCGTATGGCCCGTAAGAACTACGGCAAGAAGTCAAACGTGGGAGCGTTGCGGCTGGATTCGCACCCACCAGACCATTCCTATGCCATTTTTGACGCGTTCATCGGTTACCGGTCTGGACTAAACGAAACCACAGGGCACAACGTCTCTTTGCACGTCTACAGGAAAGATTAGCACTCACAAGCGAGCGGAACCGGTGACTACCTGCTGTCGCCGGTTCCGTTTAACCGTGCCTTGCTGGTGCCCCATCGAACGGAAGACAGCCAATCTCCTTTGTGATAATAGGATTCTGCCCGTCTCTCGCCAGAGCCATAAAAAACCGCATACGGGCTTTCGTGTACCTGCTAAGGGATCGGTGCATCTGCTCCATGGAAATCAGATGGCAACCCATTCGCCACGCCAGAATAATATGGCAGTGATTGTCAGCAGCTTTCAACCAGAGCCACGGCTTGATGGTGCTATTACCCATGAGGGAAACTACCTCACGCAGGGAAACCCTCACCCCGATTTTGACACGATCAGAGAAACCCCTAATCCAGACAAGCCGGTGACGTACAGCGTTGCCGGTTAAGCTCGTTTTACCTCATTAAACTTAGTCACGGGAGACCGATATGACCCCAAATCTAAACCCTACAGAAGCGAACGCTCTTCGCGGAATGCTGAGCACTCACGCCGGGAAGATCCGCGCAATGGGCTACGGTCTCAGCGCTGAACAGGTCACCGAGTTGATCGAAAAGCTCACACCCCGCAACACGATCAAGCATGTTAGCTTTCGACAGGTGGTGTGCACCCCGCCGGAGCGGAAAATCAGTTTCACCTTGAAATAGAACCTATGCCAAAAACCTCACCACCACCTAGCCTTACCGTATTCCCTTGGCTTCGTAAAAACTTAGATAGTAACTGTCTTGCTATGCTAACCGGGGCCGATATCCGTGCTCTGCGGGCAGCCGTTGAGATCGTTGATCTATATTCTTACGTTCAGAACCCCGATGTAGTAAAAGCTTTCGGCCTTGTGGTCATGCAGATGCAGAAGCACACCAGGTTCATGGCTTTTCACGCGGTTGCCCACGTCATGGACTGGGGCCACCGGGTTAAGCTATGGCGCGAAGCGGGGCTCAAGTTTGAAGACTACCTCAACGGTGCACCTGAATGCGCTCACGCCCCGCGTAGGGCTGAACATGAAACCAGCAGACTTCACTTTTAAACCTAACTATGGACGAAATAGGTGCACCTACGGTTCTGGTTGTCAAAGCGGCTTTTAATTTTGCTGTAGAAATGAAGAACAAGAAAGGATAGCAGCTATGCCTATCAAAGTTACAAAAGGTCCAACGTTTTACAAGGGAATCGAACTCCTGCCCACCGGTACAAAGATCAGTATGTGCGACCAGATTTGGACGCTCACAATCGAAAAGTACCGGTATAGGTTAGACTGGCAGAACGAAGGTGCCCGAGCTAAGACCTACATCTCTTTCACTAAAACAGAAACCCTCAAAAGGAACGTCGAACCGTGAGCGTTAAACAAGAATTCGTAAAAACCTCTGAGGGGGTTCATCTAGTTCACCGGTTCTCAGATTACACCTTGTGCGGGGACGCGCTGGAGGGTGATCCTGATAATGAATTAGAGGAAAACGAAGCAACAAACGAAAGGTCTGTATCCTGCCCTAAGTGTGCTGCCATTATTAACCATTGCAAAGACATCTGAATCGCCCCAAACACAAATAAGCTTTAATATTATGACCACCCCGTCTAAAGCAGCAATCGAAGCAGCAAACAAAGAACTGGAGCTGGAAAGAGCGTGGCTCTCTTCATTAGGTGAAACACCTCTTGAACTTCCCCCGACTGAAGAGAAAGGCTCTTTCGTTCAACAGGCAATTGACAACGCAACCGTTGAACTGCGTGGCACCATTGTCCTTTTGCGAAAAGGGTTTGCAACATGCAACTCTCAACCAGGTGGACAGTATTTCATCAAGATTGCTTACCCAACTCTGGAGAAAGCCCAGGAGGCATACAAGGCGCTAGTGACAACGGATTTGTCACAACAAAGAGAGGAGGTGAGGCAGACTGAAATAACAACCTTGGATTTAGACAAAGAGGATTGGGAAGCAATTCAGAAGGCGGCTAGTGAGTCGAACTGGATTCCACCTGAGTACATGCGAGGTGACTGGGTGCACGATGTCTGTAACTGGTTGAGGAATGGGACACACCTTGAAAACCATAGCACAAAAACAGTGCATTCAGATCCATGCGAGCATCGGCACTTACGCAGTCAGGGACTGGGCCGGGAACAGTATTGCGAGGACTGCGGAGAAACCGTTTGATTATGGGACACATGCACCCACGAGACCTGCCGAGAGGTGTCACCTACCGGCCGCCAAGAGCTAAGAGCCGTGAGAAGTACGACGCCCGGCTACGGGTGGATGGGAAGGTGAAGTTCCTGGGCGGTTTCTCTAATCCAGAAGACGCATCGAAAGCAGTCGAAAAGTACATTGCTGAACACGGTGAGCCAAAACCCCGTGGGAGACCGAAAGGTGAGCCCAAACCGCGCAATCCCAAAAAACGGAAAAAGAAAAAGGCTGCTAAGGTGCATGGGAAATCCCATACACCCCCTGCCCCAGTTGAACCAGCTCCCGCGCCTATCGTGGTGCCGCGTTTTGATGCTGCTGCCCGGCTGGCGATGATTAAACGGCTGAGCGGCTTTAAGGGGTAGCCTTACAAAAATCCCTCTTGACCAAATAAGCAAAAACCCTATACCTCTTTACCTCAGATTATGGCCAAGCCGACGACCTTTACCAAAAAACTCGGAACGAAAATCCGAAAAGCCCGAAAGGCTGCGGGCCTTACGCAGCTTGAACTTGCACACCGCATCGGGCACACGGGCGAAGACGCGGGGGCATACATCTCCCGAGTGGAGAAAGGGTCTACCCAGCCCCGCCTGGATGTTCTGGCCAAACTGGCGAAGGTCTTCGACTTGTCCGTGGAGAAGCTTCTCGGGGGCAACGTTTAACCCGTTCTCCCCCTATGTCATTACTCTACGACGCCAAGCAGGAGGGATACCTCAAGACCCGCCGCGTTTCAGCCGGAGCGGGCATAACCCTCGTCTGCAAGACGGGTGAATACGTGGCCCAGTTCCAGTGTGCCAAGCGGGTTGCTGAAGTGCTCGGGGACCGGGGGTTAATCGAGAAAGGCGATGGGCTCTTCGAGAGCATCCCGGCCTATGCCATCCCGATTGAGGAGATGCCCAGTGCTTGTGAAAAACTTTCACAGAAATTCTCTATCGCACTGGTAGACATTACCTGTGAGAAAGAATCCCGTTTTGCACTGGTTTACAAGATCGCTCGCAAGGTAGAGGAGCCGGAGCAGCCGACAGTACACCCGCTCAACTTGGACGAGTTTTAACCTATGGAGAGGCTTACAGGTTATCTCGTGTCTGCATGGTATTTCGGGATAGCGTATCTTGCATTTGCTTGCATGGTTTTTCAGATCAGACACCCAAAAGCCACGGAGATTCAACGGCTGCTCCACATAAAGGAAGCTGTCTGCTTTGATACTGTCCCCGAATTGCAGTAGAACCCTCCCTTAATACCCCAAGTGGCAGCCCGATACTTCCAAGGTAAATCCGTCACCGGATTAGTCAGCGCTTCAGCGGCTCACAACTTCTGTGAAGTGGTGGACATTCTGCGGATCTGCCCGACGCTCGGGATTACCCAGCAAGCGTTCCTGAACCTGGACAAGCGCAAGCGCAATGAGCTAAAACAGGTTCCCTTTTTTGTCCCCGCGTGCTTTAAGGAATCCCCATCGAAACGTGTCTACGAAGAGGCCACGCGCTGCAACCTGATCTTCATTGACATCGATGAGACCAAGGAAGGCAAGTGCCCGGCGGCCCCGTTCTACAACAACCCGGATTCACTTTATTCAGCACTGGAGGGGTTCAACTTTGCTGCGCACACAACAGCGTCGAGCACTGCGGAAAAGCCCCGCATGCGGATTGTGGTGGATGCCAACAACATCCCCATCTCTACCTACCCGAGAGCTGTTGCAACTGTCGCGGCCCGCCTGGGGCTCGCCAAGCTCACCACTGAGTCCAAGGTAGCTGTTCAGCCGATGTTCGTTCCGACGATGTTTTCGGACTCATCGGACGAGGATCACCCGCTGATTGCGTACCGCGTGGACGGCCGGGCCTTCGAGCCTTCGGACATCTCAGATTCGCTTTTCCCCGAATACTCAGAAGCAAAAGGGCCGGCAGGTGAAGCCGGGATTGACGCTTTAGAGTTTTTGCGGGCACCGGTTCCAGAGATCAACCTCGCGATTGCAACGGAAGCGCTCCAAGCTGTAGACCCGGATTGCAGCTACTTTGAATGGCTCGAATGCGCGGCAGCTCTCAAGCATCAGTTTAGCCCGCGCCAAGCCGAAGAAGCTTTCGAGTTGTTTGACACCTGGAGCGAAGGTGGGAGCAAGTACGGCGGGCAGGAGGAGACCCGCGCCAAGTGGGATAGCCTACGGCCAACACCGATTGGCCGGTTACCGGTCACCATCCGCTCTCTTCTCCGACTGGCGGTCGCTGCCGGGTGGGACGACAAGAAGGTAAAAGAGAACTGCTTTGCACAGCTAATCCGTTGGATCGAGGAAGAAGCCGACAGTGTAACAACGCTCATGGAGTGGGGGGTGAAGAAGATCCTTGCTACTCCATTGCTCACCAACGTTCAAGAGGATGTCCTGATCCACCGGCTTTGTGCTCAAGCCAAGAAGCGCTTCGCTTACACGATCTCGGCAACGGCGATCCGCAAAGACATCGCTCGCGTGAAAGCTGAGATGAAAGCCCAGGCGAAGCCTACGGAGAAGATCCGGGAGCCGCGCTGGGCGAAGGGCGTTTGCTACATCAGCTCCACGCAGCAGTTCTACCGGCAACGCACGGGCGAGCTTTACACGAAGGAAGCCTTTAACGCCACATACGCCCGCTGGCTGCTGCCGACCGAAGACTCCCTCAAGGAGATGGGGATAGCAGCGACCCCGGCCACGCTCTCCACGCCCATTGTCAGCCCGTCTGATTACGCGTTGAACCATCTAAAGATCTCCACGGTCTACGATCTCGCCTATGACCCCTCCCAGCCCACGGACATCTTCTTTGTTCACCGGGGCCGGAAGTTCGTCAACACCTACGCCCCGACGTACCCAGAGCTGGACACCAAGAACGCGGACAAAGCTGGCTCGATGTTTCTCAAGCATCTTGATGTGTTGATACTTGAGCCTGAGTACCGGCGAACGCTGATCGATTTTATGGCGTACCTGGTGCAGTTCCCCGGTCGGAAAATCCGATGGGCTACGCTGATCCAGTCGGTAGAGGGAGCAGGGAAAACGTTTTTGACCGAAGCTATGAAAGTGGTACTCGGCATGGAGCACGTCAAAGCGATCAACGGGGAAGCGATCAAGAAAGGGTGGAACGAATGGTGCTTTGGAGCTCAACTCATCGTTCTGGAGGAAGTCCGGGTTGCGGGCACTAACCGCAAGGAGGTAATGAACGCGCTGAAACCTCTCATCACCAACGACAGCATTTCGATCAACCAGCGCAACCGCGACACCCGCGAAGCTCCGAACATCAGCAACTACATGCTCTTCAGTAATCACCACGACGCGCTTGCCCTGACACCGGGCGACCGCCGGTACTTCGTGGTGAAGTCACCCCTTCAGCATAAAGCACAGGTGCAGGCTCTCGGTGAGAACTACTTCCCGCCGCTCTTCGGGATGCTCCGTGATATGCCGGGGGCGCTGAGAGCGTTTCTCGATAGCTGGGAGATCGCTTCAAGCTTTCAACCGGATGGCCATGCCCCGCGCACCAAGTACGTCCAGGAGGTCATCAACGACTCCAGCTCTGACGTCGCTGCGTCGATCCGCCGTCTCATGTTGGAAGGCGACTACCCTCTGCTCCAATATGACATCGTCAGCGCCAAAACAATTTTGGATGTTCTGCACTTG